ACCGGCGCTCACCTGCAATTCCTGGAGGGGGAGCGGATCGTCGCTGACCCCGCCGCTGACGGCCAGAGCATCCGAGCCAACGGCACGATCAAGGGAGCGCAGGTCACGGACATGGATGAGGATGCCGGGTCGATCGAGGTGACGGGCGACAATACGTTGCTCGCGGCCTGGGTGGCGGACGACTACCTCTTCGCCGGCGACGATGCAGGTGCCTCGACCCAGACGGCAGCGGGCCAAGACCGCGAGATCGCGGGATGTCTGGCGGCCGTCGACGATGGCGGGATCATCGCCACGTACAACAACATCGATCGCACCGCGTCGGGCAACCGGCTGTGGAAGTCCATCGTGATCGATGCGTCGGTCGCCCAGTGGGGCGGCCAAATGACCGAAGAGCTGCTCACGTATGCTGACGATGAAGTGACGACTAAGGGTGCCGGGAAGATCGATACCCTGGTCATGTCGCGATCGGCAGCGCGTGGCTACTGGCAGAGCCTCAAGGGCGACCGGTCGTTCAACGATCCGCGGTCGTTCACTGGCGGGAAGAAGTCTCTGTCGATCTTCTTGGGCGATCGTGACTTGGCTCTCAAGGTGTCGCGGAAGCTCGCTCCGGAGCTCACGTTCGGCTTGCAGTCGGACACGTTCCGTCGGCTCACGCTCGGCCAGTGGGAGTGGGACGACAAGACCGGTAGCATCTGGAACCGCGTGACCGATTCGGTCGGGCGGAAGGATGCGTTCTACGCCGTGGGCAACATGTACGAACAGCTGTTCTGCATGGCGCCCCGGAAGAACGTGCGCATCGAGGGTCTGACCTCGGTGTTCTAGTAGATCGAGCCGGTGGGTTTCGCTGGGGGCCTTCGGGCCCCCAGCACCACATCATTCGAGTTGGAGGGACCATGAGTATCCAGGATCGGAACGTCCACAAGGACGCCTATCTCAACCGGAAACAGCTCCCGGTAACGATCGTGACCCCGAGCGGTACCGATGAGGACGAAGTGCAGTTCATGTTCAAGCCGCGGCACAATTTCCGGCTGACGGACCTCTACGCCTATGCGGCGTCGGTTGCCACGACCCTCGCTACGGTCCGGGCGTGCATTGCGAAGGAGCTCTGCGCGATCGGGGCACCGCAGTTTGGGCAAGGGACTGCCGCCGCCACGTTCCTCATCGAAGCGTTCGCGCATCTCGATGGGGGGCTCCTGGTTGCCAAGACGGCCACGGCCGCCCAGGCGTTCACGGGCGCCGAAGTAGTGACGGCCGGCTACTGGGGTGTCTGGACCGTACAGATCGACGGAGCCCAGGCCATCACGACGAAAGCCGCCGCTGGGGTCATGGCGTTCGCCACCGAGGAAGACGCCATCAAGAACGCCCCGGCACCGGATGCGCTCAACGGCCTGGTCGGCGTGTTGACGCTCAAGTGTATCACGACCGACTTCACGGCTGGCACAACCAACACCGACTCTGCCGTTGTCGATGAGTTCAACACGATCGATCGCGGTGGACATGCGGCGACGTTGGCGCTGTTGGCTACCGATCAGGCAGTCAACGCCACGCGGGCTACGCGGTTGAAGGTGGCTGGGATCGGCAATCTATTCGGTGAGGTCGGCGACTACATCGCGCTCACGGTCCGGTCCGCAGGTACCTCAACCATCACACTGGGTGCTGGATCGGTGGAATACCGTAAGGCCCCGGCACAAGGCGAAGGGTTCGAGCTCGGCACCGGGCTGACCGCGCCGTTCGTCCCGTAAAGAAACGGAGGACGCAGGCATGAAAAACGAGAAGCGGGAAGCGAAGTACAACCCGATGTCGCATGGCGGCCTGAACCCGACCAAGACTGCGGGAGCAGCCAAGCGATCGGGTGGCTCGATGCTCGAGTCGAGCGTATCGGGCGTGAAGCTCCCGGGCAAGGCGCCGGTCGGCGGCATGGGTGGAAAGTCACCGAGTGCCGACGCGCCAGCCGCGCAAGCGGCCCGTGCGGGACATATCGCCTCGAGCGGCCAGGCACGCGGGGGGCCACGGAGTCAGTCCAGCAAGACGAACACGCCGTCAGGTGGCACGGGCGGCGGCAAGCGTGGACGCAAGTAGGCTCACGGACGTTTATCGGTTCCGTGATGCACCACCAGAGGTGGTCGCGCGGTTCCGAACCATCGACCCCCGCGCCGAGCTCGTCTATGTCGGCCGGGGGAAATGGTGGGTTGGGCTGGTCTACGCTGACATCCCGCTGATCCACCAGGGGCGGCGTGAGCTCATCGCGATCAAGGCGTCGGGTGGGGCGACCTGGCCTGCTATCCGACTATCCAGTTTGAAGGCCCAAGGGTTCCGGAAGGTCCGGTTGTGGGACATCGATCCGCGGACAGGTGAATGGGTGGAGCTCCAGCGGTTCGACCAGGATCCGCCGTGGACCCGATTGATCGAACGGTTTCGCCTCCAGGATTGGGTGTACCGCCACTATCCTAGCTCACCCGCTGCGTGGCGGCGGTTGATGCTCAAACACGAGTTAGGTCACACTGACGACCGGCTCCGAGAGGCACTCAGTCGGACACTTGATCAAGTCCAGCAGTCGACGCGATCGGGAATCATTGCGAAGCTCCGAGGTCGCAAGGTGTTCGGTTGGCGTCGGAGGCTGGTGAGCTGAAAGGGTGAACACGATGCCCCACTTTGGACCCAGGAAAGTCGGCGCGGCTCGCTTCAAGGCGAGCGCGCTCCACGAGTCGAAGACGAAGAAGTTCGGCCCACGCAAGTTCGGTGTCCGCAAGGCCGCCGAGATGCAAGCGGCGCTCGATGCGGCCGAAGCGGAGGCTGTCGCGGCCGCCCAGATCCCGGTCAATGGGAACGGCGAACCCGCCACGACCAGCCTAGCACAGCTACGAGAAGCGCTGAGCGACAACCCGGCCGTGGCCGATGAGTTGTACGCGCTCGAGCTGGCCCGTGCTGGTGGTGCCCGCAAGGGCGCGGTCAAAATGTTTCTGTCGACCGAGCTTGCGCGGCCGGGTGGCGCGCGACCGGACCGACAAGAGGAGCTCGAGGCGCTACTCACGGACTAGAGGTGCAATATGGCGGTGACAGCGGGGCAGGTCATTACCGCCGCGCGGGATCTGCACCAGGCGTTCACGGATCTACGCACGCCCGACGGTGTGTTGCTGCGACAACTGGGGCACTTCAAGCGCCGGCTGTGGGGCCGGATCACGAACATCAACAGCTCGGTGCTGGCGGTGACAGAGACCATCCCGCTCAGCACCTACGACTTTGCGACCGGCCATCCGTTTCCGGCGAACGTCTACGTGCTGCCGTCGGGTGAAGTCGAGCCATCGAACGAGCTCGATCCGAGTGAGCGATCCAAGTTCACGCTGATCGGGATGAATGTTCGGCTCTACAGTCGACCGCTGCTGTCCGGATGGTTCGTCCAGGACCAGTTGTTCCTCCAGGGATCAGCGCAAGACTGGGCCGGCTTTGTCAACGTGCATCTCGATTACGTGGCGATGCCAACGGGGCCGGTCGGGCTGGCCGACACGTTCGCACCCGCGCCCGATTCCGTCGAAGCAACGCTGGTCACGTATCTCGCGAACGTCATGGCCAAACGCGGGCACAACGATCCGACGTTGCCAGCGATCGATCGCCAGCAGTTTCAGGGCGACCACGACGCGGCGTTCGCCCAGTTCCTGATGGAGCAGGGTGAGAAGAGGAAGGCACGCCGGTTCAAGACGCTTGACGTGTTCCCCGGAGGTGGCTGATGGCCGTGACGACGACGGGCCAGGACGTGCACAACGGGGCACTCGCGAAGAGCTCCAAGAACGAGCCGAGTAAGTTCGCTGCCCCCGAGATCATACGGCGGATCAACAAGCGGCTGAGCGGGATCTATCAGGTGGCCGCGCGCGTGAATCCGATCCTCTTCGCCGCAAAATCAGTGGTCGTCGAAACGACAGGGATGTGGGTTCGACCGGAAGTGGCCCTGTCAGTCGAGATGGCCGAAGATACGACCCCGGATCCCGTCGAGATCGTCCCGTTCGATGATCAACAGTCGGAAGCGCACCAGCTCTGCGTCTACGAGTTCGGCCAGACGTTCTATGCGATCACGACCGCTGCGGGCACGCCCACTGGCGACCTCACCTTCTGGTACGCGCGCCGGCCGACGACCATCACCGCGCTCGCGAACACCCTGGACGCTCAGTGGCGCGAAGACTACAACGAGCTGCTCGAGCTCGAGCTCGCAATCGACTACTCGCTCAAGGACGGTCGGACGGATGAAGCCGCGGCGCTGATCGCCGATCGCAATACCTGGCTCATGTCCTTCATGCAGTTCGCCCAGCATCTCACGGGTGGGGAGCGGCGTCGCTTCGAGCGGAAGACGGTGAACATCCAGGAGCTCCTGCCCTTGCTGGCGGGTGGCGCGACCTAATGGCCCCGCGTCAGCGTCTGTTTCTGCCATTCGGGAGCGGGCTCGATCGGGCCAGTGGCGTCATGGTCGCGGAACCCACGAGCTTCGAGGATCTCCGGAATGTCTTCCTCTATCGTGGCAAAGCGCAGGTGCGCAAAGGCTACGAACGTACCTCCCAGCTCGTCGACAACGTGGCCGGGATCCTTGATCAAGTGATCGAGCTCGCGCCCATCCGGTCGGAGGGGGCCGGCATGGGCGTTGGGTACGATCAGGCGACCCGCGAGCTGCACCTGAACCTCATGTCGATCGGTGGCGAGAACCCCAGCCACCAAGCCAGCGCTCTCGCCAATGGGCAGCTGTTCACGTTGAGTCTGGCAGCGACCTTCGATCCGCCTGTGCTCGATATGGTGGACACGTACAATCGCATGTTCATCGCCCACCAGGAACCGCTGATCGCTGCGCGGAACGCAACGCGCATCTGGAGTCCAGCGGGCAGCCCGGCTGTCCAGGATCTGACCGCGGATCTGGACGACGACGACGTGGAGGCCCCCGTCAAGTTTCGTGGGGTCACGCGCTATCTGTCCTATCTCGTTGGCTGGGGGTACGGGACGGAAAGCGATCCGAACCGGCCCGAGGTTGTCCGAGTGTCGTTAGCGGGCGATCCGAACCTATTCGATCCGCGCCATTGGTTCAAAGCGGGGCAGCGCTCGGAGCCCGTCGTCACGTGCCGACAGGCCGGCACGCCGCCGCGCTCCGCGAGCATCCTGGCCTTCAAAGAGACCGAGACCTATGAAATCTTCGGCTATTCGCCCGAGACCTTTGGCATCCGGCCGGCTGATCGCCAGTTTGGATGTGCTGGGCCTCGGCTGGCCGTTACCGTTGGCGATACGGTCTTCTTCTGGAGCAACCAGGGGCCACGGATGTCGCAAGGCGGCTCGTCGGTTGATCTCGCCGTCCCACTCGACATCGGTGCGCCACCGCCCGCGACGCTCGTTGATGAGAGCCCGCCGTCCCAGGCGTTCGCCCTCTACTACGCGCTCGATCGCGTCGTCTTGTTCGTGTGGGGTCGTCGGGTGTACGCGCTCTCGATCCGGGATCCGTCGAAGCCCAAGTGGAGCTACTACGAGTTGGGTGAGAACGCCGAACCGTACTGTGGGTCAGAGTTCTACACGACGCTCGCGACCGGTGGGGGCGGCGCGGCGCCGGCCGGGTGGCCGATCATTCAGGACGGCTCGACCGTCTTGAACCCAATGTCCATCGAGCTCACGTGGTTTAACTCCGGGCATCCGTCGCCTCCCGGCGTGCCGAACGGCAACGAGCAGGTCGAAGTGTATCTCAAAGACCTGTCGGCCGGTGGCAGCTGGGCGAAGTACGGCGAGGTCATTGTCGATCTGAGTGGTGGCGGGCCCAACTACTCCCAGACCTTCGAGATCACCGGCCTCACCGCGCTGAATCGCTACGCAGTCTCGTTGCGCTACCGTGGCGGTGGCCAGTACACGGCAGGCTTCACCGACAGCGATCCGGCGCTCTGGAACGATCCGGCCTGTCCCACCTGTCCGGATGATCCGCCCGCTTACCGGACCGGACTGCTGACCACGGCGACCCCTCCGGAAGTCGTCACACGGGCCGGCGACAATACCGGTCTGTGGTCACGAACCAGCGCGAGTACCGAGGATCTGACGATCGAGTTCGTGATCCCGCCCGGCCACGATCATTTGAGTCTGGAGGTCTATCGAGAAGATTGGGAAGACGGGAACACCACCGTCCAGAACATCGACGGCATGGGCCCGCCCGATAGTCCTGGGGGCGATCGGCTGGTGACAGCGGAAACGCTCAAGGCCACCCTCGCGCCCGGTGTGTCCGAGCATATCGATTTCGCGCCCGTAGGCGAGCTCTACCACAAGTTCCGTGGCCGCTTCAAAAACGCTGAGAGCACACCCGATTTCAGCGCCAAGGGAGCGTACCAGGAGTGTCACGCCGGGCCCGATCCGCCGCAATGGGGCTCGTTGATCTTGTCCTGTGGGTCCAGTTCCCGCACGTGTTCCTGGGCCAATGCGGTCACGCCGGTATCGAGTCGGGCCTGTCCACCCGATCCGCCTGTCGGTCATTTGACGCAGGTGTGGGCCAAGAACGTGACGCTCGCTGGGTCGTGGACGCTCGTAGACACACAGCCGTCCTACATCACCAACGGCGGATTCGGTGCCCTCGGCGCCAGCCCGAGTCAGGTCGTGCGCGTGGCAGTCCGACACAAGACCAGCTGTAACGGCGTGATCGATTACAGCCGGTGGGTCAAACCCTATGAAGATTGCGTGTTGAGCTGATGGCGACCAAAGCGCTCGACACGATGACCGATACGGATGGGGTGCTGATCACGGCCCATACCCCCGACAAGGGATTCGGCACGCCCTGGGTCACGGTTGGCGGCGTGTTCGACGGCATCTACAGCAACGTGCTCCGGGCGGCCCAGAACTCTTTCGCCGTGTGGGATCTCTACTGCACGGCCGACGTGGTGTTCGACAACTTCGAATATTTTGCGGACGTAACTCGGCCGAACGATGGGACGACCTCGGCCCATGCCGGGCTGAACTTCCGGCACAACGGGATCCAGAAAAGCTCCTCGACCAACGCGCTCTCGTTCGTATGGGAGCGGAACACCGGCGACCCGGACACGGTGAACTTGATTATCCGTGAGTGGCTTGGCGTCGGGATCTCGAATCAGGTTTTCCAGACCGCGTATCCGTGGGCTCGCGCGGTCGGGAAACGGATGGGCGTCCTGGTCAGCGGGCAGTCGATCACACCGTATCTCGAGGACTTGGGTGGTGGGAATCGGGTGACGTTCGCGCCGGTAACGGCCGTCAACGATTTCAACGATGCCTCGCACCAGCGGTTCGGCCTGTGGTGCCAGGTCTCGAGCGTCGACAACCAGTATTTCGACAACTTGACGGTCAAGGATTGGGCGCCGGGTGGTGGCACGCCGATCCCGACGATGTTTCTCGGCCGCCGCTATACGAGTGCCGATGTCTGGCGCTTCGGGGTTGGAGAGTCCGACGGTGCTGGTCCGGAGGGGTCGCCTGTCGGTGACACGATCACCTTCCTGGCCAAGTCGGATCGGTTTGCGCCGGCTGGAGCTGGCGGCGAGGCGATCTTCACCCAGTTCTGGATTGCTCTGACCTACGACATGACCGTGACGCTACGATTCACACCGATCGTCGACGGCATCGTGTACGACGGGACGGGCACCAATCCGGACCTGCGACAGACGCTGGCGCTGACGGGAACGCCGGGTGTCCGGAAGACAGAACGCTATGAGTTTGCGCTCTATCTGCCCTATGATGATGGAACGGATCCGGATGCGCTGCGCACCGATCTCCGTGGTACCTGGTTCCAGTTGGTGATTGACAATATGACCGTGCTCGGCGCTGGCGACCTCATCATCGAGCAGCCAGAAATCGAGTTTGAGATTGTCCGGGAGAGCGAGGCAGCCCAATGACAGCACCAAGCATGATCCAGCAGATGATGGCGCGCGGCCGGGGCCAGAAGCCACGGACGTTTCGTGGTGCCAAAGGCGATCTCACGGGCACGGCGCTTGATGAAATCGAGCGGAGCCGCGGGCTCGGCGCGGAAGCCGAGAGTGAGTTCTTCAAGCGGGCCCTGGCGTTCGATCCCCAGCAGGGAGCAGAGGAATCGGCGCGCGGGATCGTGGCCGGCCTCACGCCGCAGCTAACGCGGAATCTCGAGTTCGCGCGCGGCCAAGCAGCCGGCACGGGGCGCCTCGAGACCGGCTTTTTCGACGTTGATCGCGGCCGGCTATTCGAGGACTTCAACGATCGGGTGGCGTCTGCGGTGGCGGCGAACGCGCTCCAGGCCCAGGGACTCCAGCAACGCGGGATCGAGTCGATCGGCGCCTTCGGCCAGAACGTCCAGAACCGCTTCGTCAACCTGCTCGGTGGCTCGCTCGATCGTGCCCAGGCCGAAGAGAACGCGGCTAAAGGCGGTGGGCTGTTCGGCAAGCTGATCGGTGGTGCTGCTGGCCTGGTTGGTGGACCGATCGCGGGGGCGGCTGGCAACTGGCTTGCTGACAAAGCGTTCCCCGGAGGCGACTAATGACCGTCCCTTTCGGCCCGCGCGTCCTACCGACGGCTCGCTCACAAATGGGCGGTGCCGAGCGGTTCCTTGATACGGCGACACGCGCCTTTGAAGAGGCGGCGGCGTTCGTCGAGTCGCAACGCGAGAACACGCGACGCCAGCAGGAGTTTGAGTCAGCGCAACAGCTCTCGGATCTCCGGTCGAGCTCGCTGGCTCAGGAGATCGAGCAACGGAGCGAGGCCGCCATGCGTGAGCGGGCGGCCGATCCGCGGTTCGTGACAGGCGAGGCGGCCCGGATCCCGGCGCCGGCGACCGAAGCGCGCCAGGCACCGTTCCCGGAGCAGGAACAGCCTGACGTGTCGGCTGAGATCTCCCAGGCCCTTCGACCGACGGGCGGGCTCCAGGAGCTCCGACCACCGCGGCCGGGGCTGCGCCCGACGGGCGTTGAGGGGGAGTTCTTCGATCCAGAGGGTGAACAACGCGCGCAGCAGGGCCAGTTCAGTCAGTCGGCGCAGCGCGTTCAGGAGCTGCTCGAGCGGCTGGCCACTCAACAGGAACAAGCCGGCAATCCCGAGCTCGCGAACGCCATCCGGGGACAGGGTGCCCTGGTCACTACCCAGGTCGAGGCCGGGAACAACCCGGCGCAGGTCGTCCGATCAGCGCTCGAGGATGTCCAGACGCGCGGGCAGCGACAAGGGCAGATCGACTTCTTGATCGAGCAGGTCGGCCCGGAGAACGTCCCGCCAGGATTCGAGTTGCTAACCGGCGATCAGCAGATCGAGGAGCTCGAGCGGATCCGGACAGAACAGGGTCGGCTCCAACGGGCCACCGAAACGCGCACCGGTGGTCGGACGGGTGGCACGACCCAGGCGCGAATGACGCCGACAGCCGCCGCGGCGTTGCTCCGGAGCTTCAATGACATCATCAACGAAAACACGGGTGTCGTGGAAGGGCACCGGGCCACGCCAGCGCAACTGCTCGGCCTGATCGATAAGATGGTCGCGGGGACGGCCACGCCGGAAGACTTCCTGATCTTCGATGAGCAGGGAGAGAGCATCCCGATCCTACCACCGATCTATGCGGCGACCCCGGAGGGGGAGACCGGGCTGATCCGCATTACGCAGCAGGACTGGGACGATCTGATCGAAGATGGGCTGACGCCCGACCAGATTCACGAGCTGTACGACGTACCGCCTGATGTGGGCCGGTAATGCCTGAGACCCCAGCACAACGGTTGGCACGGCTCCGAGCGGAGCGGGCGAAGCGTTTGCTGGGCCGCGCGCGAATGGCCGGCCAGGTGCGTCGCGGTGCGGCACCCGCTGATGTCACGGTGGCCCGGACCCAGCGCAAGCTGTCGAAGCTGCTGATCCCCGAACCCGTCACACCACAGGCCGGTCCGGTCCAGCGGGCGCCGGTCTCGCCAGAAGTCCAGCAGCTGCTCCAGGACCAGTCGAGCTCTGAGGCCCGTGAACGGCGCCAGGCCGAACGCACAGCCCGGGGGCTCACCGGTACCACTCTGGGGGTTTCCAATGTCCTTCTGCGCGGCCTGGGGCGCGACCTCGGGGCTCGTACCATCCTCCAGGGAGCGGTCAAAGCCGCGGATCTGATCGGGAAGCCTTTGGGGCTCGAGGCGCATCCCGCCCTCCGGTCCGTTGTCGAGAAGGCCAACGAGCAGGCGCGGCTCCAGAAGCTCGGTAAGCCCGGCTTTGTCCCGCAGCTCTCGAGTGACATGTTGGGCCTGATGGCCACCATGATGCTCCTACCGGGCGCTTCGGCGCCAGGCCAGGTAGCGCGATTCGGGCCCCGCGTCCGGCCGCTCATTGCCGGTGGTGTCGGCGGGCGCGCGATCGTGGGCGCGCTCGAGGAACGGCTCAGCGGGACCGTCGTTAGCCGGGTCGCTCGTCGCGCGGCCGAAGACGCGGCGCGGTTCGGCTACCTCGAAACGGCCGTCGCGCCGATCCAAGAAGAGAGCCTTGCTGATGCTGCGGCCAGGCAGCGCGGCGGCCTCGTTGGTGGGGCGGTGGCGGGTGGCGGATTCCAGATGCTCGGCGAGGCAAGTGCGCTCTTCCTGAAACGCCTGTTCACCCATGCCATGCTGCGAAACGCGCGCATGGGTCGAATTGCTGGTCCCCAGGCCGTCACGCAAACCCCCCGACGCCTGCCGGCGCCGACCGGGGAACCAGCCCCACGGCCGAAGCCGGAAGCCGTCACGACGACCCCGGCAGAGCTCCAGGCAGCACCCAAACAGGCGCTGCCCTCTGACGCCACGTTGACGCGCCAGCCACCCCAGGTCCAGGGCGAGCGATCGATTGAAGCGATTGCCACTGACCTCACGAAAGCCTCGAGGGCTGAGCTCCTCCGTCTTCGGCGGATCGGCTCAGGGACCGACCTGGCACCCCGCGTCGAGAACGAGCTCCAGCGCCGCGCGGGCGTGGCGGCCCAAGCGCTCACTCCCGAGCTCGAGTCACTGGCCCAACGCACCGCCCAAGTATGGGGCGTCATGGGCGACGCGGCCGGGCGCCAGGTGGTCGCTGCCGAACGTCGCCGTCTGAATCTGAGCCCCGAAGAGCACGAGGCCGTCAATGTGCGGATCCACGAGCTCCAGACGGAGAAGGCTGTCCGGGATCCAGAGGGTGCTGGTGCCCCGGTTCCGGAACAGGCGGCCGCCCGGGATCCGCGGCTGGCCAAGCAATCGCAGGAGCAGCTCGTCGAGCGCGCGGTGCGGGCCTACGCACAACTCCAACGCGAATCCGTCAGGGCTGGCCAGGGCATCCAGCCGTGGACCCGGTTCGATCCGAACATCCAGGATCAGCGATCGGGGACGATCATTAGCCAGGACGCCCGGGGCGCGATGGGTCGAGCGGCCCAGGCCGAGAAACGGCTTGCCGCGGCCGAAGCGGAGCTCCGAGCCCGTGGTCTGACCAACGACGAAATCAGCGATCTCATGGAGCTGCTCGAGGAAGAGCAGCTCACGCGAGAAGGCTTCGAGGTCGAAGTCGAGGGCGGGGTCGTCAGCGAGCCGACGATGGAGCCGACGCCATTCATGCCCGAACGGCCAGACTTGGAGCTCACCGGACAGCAACGCCAGATCCAGCAGGGCGAGTTGCTCCCACCGGCCGATCATGCTCAGGCGGCCGCGGAGGCGCGCGAGCTGCTGCGGATCCTCGATCGCCGGCTGGCCCAAGCGAAGGGCAAGCGCCGGCAGCAGCTGGCCGAACGGATGCTCGAGCTCTACCCGATCGCCAACGCGGGCGAAGGGATCTCGGCCGAAGAGCTGCGCACCCGCGCGATCGCGCGCCCGGGTGGCGAGGCTGAGCCGATGGAGGGCCAGGAAGAGCTGTTCTCGCCGATCCGCGGGGTCGAGCGCGACGCCGAAGCCGTCACCTTCGTCGAACAGATCCGTAACGATCCAGCGATGGAAGAACGGGTGATTGCGGCACTCCAAGCCGCTCGGCCCCGGATCCCGGACAACCGGATGATCTACCTGCTTCACGGGCCGACAACCGGTGCCGATCCGTCACCGACCTGGGATCGCGCATCGGCCTTGGCAGCTGAGTACGCCGCTCGAGTCCAGGGCAAGCCGCTCCCGGATACCGGGCTCGAGACCGATCCGATGTTCGCTGCCAGGGATCCGCTGATGGTGAAGGACGGCCAGATGCCTATTGGCTATCTGTTGCGTGGCCGGACCGAGCCGCCAGCCGATTGGCGACCGGGCGACTCAATCAGCCGGCCCCAGGTGATGCACCTGCTCGGCAAGATCACAGAGGCCGCTGGTCGCGCCGTGCCGATCCGATCGGGTCGGGTCAAAGGGCGTCGGGTCGCTGGGTTCTTCCGGGTCGGGCCCGAAGTGATTCGGACGCGCCAAGCCGACGACATCGCTACCGCCGCACACGAGATCGGCCATGCGACGGAGAAGCTGGTGTTCGGCTGGTCAAAGGGCGGCCCGTGGAAGAAGCCGCTTGCGTCGGGTGGGATGCAAAAGGAGCTCACGAAGCTCGGCCGGCAGCTCTACGGCAACACGAAGCCGAACGGCGGCTACAAGCGTGAAGGGTTTGCCGAGTTCTGGCGGCGGTGGCTCGAAGAGGATCCGACCCTCCAGGCTGATGCGCCCTTGTTCTCTGCGTGGTTCGACGCTGAGTTCCTGCCAGAGCATCCGGAGATTGGTCTTGCCGGGACCGAGGCGAAGGCGGGGATCCGTCGCTGGCGTGATCAGGGATCGTATGAGCGGGCCCGCATGTCGATGGTCGATCCGGCGTCACCGGGGGAGCGATTGCGTGCGGCTGGTGAAAGCGCGCGGCGCATCGTGTCGATGGAGAAGCTGGTCGAGATGGCCCAGCCACTCTACGAGCTCGCCAAGGAAGCGCAGCGGCAAACGGGCGCGGCGCTGCCCCCGTCGGACGATCCCTATATCACGACCGCGGCGCTCCGGACTGTCCATGCGGCCCGGACGAAATACATGGTCACGTCGGGGATGATCGACTTGGCTGGCAACAAGGTTGGCCCGCCACTCCAGGACATCCGTGGGTTGGTGACGGGCCGCCATCTCGATTTCGGCATCTATCTGTGGGCCCGGCGAGCGATCAAGCTCTGGACGGATCCGCGTGGTCCGCGGAATCCGGGCCTGTCGCTCCAAGACGCACAGCAACTCGTTGGGGAGCTCGCGTCGCCCCAACTCGAGCTGGCGGCGAGTAAGGTGTACGACTGGAACGCGGGCGGGCTCAACTACGCTGCCCAGGCGTCACCGTTGTTCCGGGAGATTGTCGAGAAGGTGTTCGGCCGGGATCCGGGCGACTACATCCCGCTCCAGCGGTTCTTCGATGAGCTCGATGATCTGTGGGCTCGATCGGCGGGTCGCGCTGCTACGAGCCGCAGTCCGGTGAAACGCCTCAAGGGGTCAGGGCGTCGCATCAAGGATCCGTTCCCGCAGATGATTACGCAGATGGAGCAGCTTATCCGCGCGGCGCATCAACGGCTGATTCTCGATCAGATCGTGAACCTCGCGCGGATCGAGGGCATGGGCCATCTGATCGAGGAAGTCTCGGTCGACCAGGTACCGGTTGCCGCGGCAACGATCCAGGAGCTGATCGAGCGGATCAATCGCCAGATGTTCGCTGCGGATCCGACGGCGCCATTCGTCGAGATCGGGAAGGAAGGCGAGAGCGTCGACTTCAATTTGCTCGGCCAGACGCTCACGTTTTTTGCTCCCGCCCAGCGACCCAAGGGCGTCGATCCCGTGTTGCCGATCTGGACGGAAGAGGGTCGGGTCCGGTGGTATCGGGTCGATGGCCGGCTCTACGATGCGTTGGGCACCCTGGACGTGTACCGGATTGGCGAGGTCGGTGGTCTGCCTATTGGCGAGTGGGCGCTCGGCAAGCCCGCGGCGGCCTTTCGGGCTGGGACCACGGGCCTCCGTGCGAGCTTCGGGCTCGTCTGGAATCCGTTGCGTGACTTCCAGACTATGTGGACCAATTCGGCATCGACGGCCAACGGCGTCAAGCTCTTCTGGTACTGGCTGCGCTCGATGGCTGACGCGGGCCTCAACCGGGTGGCGGGGCTCGATACGTCGCCCTGGCTCGATGCGTTCCTGTCGCTCGGCGGTGAGATGGCGCAACCGCTCGGTCAGGACATCCCCCATACGCGGCTGGCAGCGCGCCGGCTGTTCCAAGGTCGAGTGGTGCGAAGTCTCGATCCGCGCAACTGGTTCGAGTGGTACCGAGACATGATCCAATTTCCTGAGATGGCACCTCGAGTCGCTGAGCTCCGTGCGATCGCCGAAGACATCGGCTGGACGCCTGGCGAGCCGATGTCGCTCGATCAGTCACTCCAGCTTCTGCTGGGCGCGAAACAGGTGACGACGGACTTCACCGCAGCTGGCGAGTTCGGCCGCGTGATCAACCGGATGGTGCCGTTCCATAACGCCGCCATCCAGGGCCCGCGAGCCAACATCCGGGCGGGACGCCGCAACCCAATGAAGTTCGTGTGGCGTGGCTTCCAGCTCACCGCGGCGACCTTGGGTTTGTGGTGGCTCCACAAGGACGAAGACTGGTACCGCACGATGCCCTGGCGCGAGAAGTTCCTCCATTGGCATTTCCCGACCGAGTGGCCCGAGCCGACGCTCATCCGGATCCCGCGTGCGTTCGAGGTCGGTCTCGTCTTCTCGTCGCTGCCGGAAGCGTTCCTCGATTCGTGGTACGTGCAGGATCCGGAAGGCGTGAAGCAATGGTTCAATATATTTCGCCAGTCGGCGACACCCAACGTGATGCCCGTGCTGATCGGCGAGGCGTTTGAGCAGCTGGCCAACGAGACCTTCTACTTCGACAGGCCGATCGTGCCGATGGGTGAGCTCCGGAAGCCGGCCGCGGAACAGTTCAACGAGTACACGAGTCGGGTGGCGATCGTGCTCGGCCGGACGTTCAACATCTCGCCACGCCGGATCGACCATGCAATCACGGGCGTCTTCGGCTACGTGGCGGCCGATCTCTTGGCCGTACTCGGTCTGGGCGCGCCTGGGCTCGATCGCGAGAAGGAAGCGGCCGACATCCCGGTATTCGGTCGGATCTTCCAGCGCGGCGGCGAAACGGGCACGCGCCCGCTGCCGATCGAGCAGCTGTACGACCTGCTCGAGTTGGCCGAGCGGCGCCAAGCATCCGACGTTGAAACGGAGTCACTGATCGAACGGCAGCGCCGGCTGATGTTGACTGACGCCGCGAAAGCCGTGACGGCCCTCTCCTACGTGCGTCGGTTCACGCCAGAGGCTGACGCGCGCAAGGCACTGTTGGCCGAAGCGCTGGCGATCGCTACAGAGGCGGTCGAGAATGACGAGGCCGGCCTTGTGGCGCGGGAGAAATTTCAGGCGATGCGGAAGACGGCAGAGACACGAAAAGCTGTCGCGAAAGGGATAGAGCAACGAGCCCGCGCGGCCCGGACTGGAAGGCGGTAAACGATGGAATTTGAACGGATCCTGATAGCCGTGGGCGTTGCGCTCGGCGTTGCGGTGAATCTCGTCGCCCTGTTCGCCCTGATCTGGAAGTTCGGCGTCTGGAGTGGGAAGATCACGACGTTGGTTGATGAGTTTGCCAAGAGTCACCGCGAGCATTATGCGACCGCTCACGAGCACGCGCAGCGGTTGTCGCATCTCGAGGGAGCCCGTGTTGAACCTCATTGACATCCCGAACGCGAACCACGGCGCCCAGCGGGGTCCGGGGGAGATCGACCTGCTCGTGATTCACGGGCATGGCGAGTGGGTGGTAGATCTGAACAACGACGGCGGGCTAGGTCGTGGCCGGATCTGGCACTGTACGGATTGGCTGCGCGCGATCGGCCTCTCGGTCCATGCGTGGTGTCTGCCGGACGGCCGGATCGTGCGGGAAGTCGATAGCTGGCGGAAGGCGTTCCATGCGCGCGCGTTCAATCGGCGCTCGATCGGCATGGAGTTTGCGGTCCCTGGAGTCTGGACCTATGACAAACTACAGCGGGCGTGGAGGACGGGGCACCCGGCCCAGCTCTACACCGATCTCCAGCTCGAGGCGGGAGTCGAGTGGTTTCGTGCGCGTGCCGTGGAGCACGACATTCCGCGAGCGGCTGCGTCGGTTCGGACTCATCGGCAGCTCGATCCTGGTCGCAAGACGGATCCCGGCATCCAGTTCCCACTCGAATCCTTCGTAGCCGAGTTCACCCGTTAGCGACGATGGTGCACGAGCCTCGTCGCGAGCGCGAGCACCTGGAGTAAGTCGGCGGCGGTCGGTTCCCCACCACAGAAATGCGATCCCTGGGCCCGGAGGTACGTGACGACGGCCTGCCGTAGCCGTTCGATCTCGGTTGGCCCCCGATCTACCTTGTTGCCATCGAGAAAGTCGGCGGGCTTGTCCCGCTTCCCGTAAGCGTATTCGCGCCACGCATCCCGATGACGTTGCATTTGCACCAAGTCGGTGTCACTCATCGGTCGTCGCCTCGCTGCACTGTGATCCCGCAGGTCGTATGCAGCACCCGGATCGTCACCGACACGCCGAATGACTGCCGGCACGAGCGGCAGATGGTCTCGAAGTTCCGCTCGAGCAGCTGCTCGTTGGTCAGCGTCGGTCGTTCCTCGTAGGCCCCGCAGTAGGGACACACGATGTCGGTCTCATCGTCCAGGTCGAACGCCAGCGTCTTGCCGGCAGCGATGCGCTCACGGCGCGCTATGCGGTACTGGTCGCGGTTCATCGCAGAATCTCCGTTGCTCTCACGGTCAGGTAAATTTCGCAGCGCTCAGGCTCGCCGTACACCTTCATAACCCACTGTTCGACAATTTGAGCGTCGTTCGCATAGACGACGCCTTGCAGCGCATCCTCCACGGCGCGCCAGAGTTTCGAGGCGTCGGGCTGTACGGCTGGATACCGGGGCGCGCTCGGCCGAAGTCCGCGCTTGCCGAAGTGCCCTTTGGGGCGGGCCAAGTAGAACATCGCCCTGGCTTGTATCGGGTCGCGGATCAGCGGCCGGCCAGCCATCAGCTCGGCGGCTTCCGCTCGGACCTGTGCTTGCCACGGCTTTGCCTTGCTTGAGGCGTCGGTGACGGACACGTGGATCTTCCCGCCCTTGCCGCGGATCGGGAATCCGCGCTTCGAGCCAGCCGGCACCGGCCGGCCGTACACCTTGAGCTGTATCGTCGTGTCCGTCATGTGGGCGGTCACGGATACCTCTCCCGCTCGCCGTCTTCCTCGCGCGGCAGCTCGAGCTCGGGCTCGGCCTCGGGCTCAGGGTCGGTCGTTTGGAGCAGCCTGGTGCGCTCGCGGAACTGTTGGTCAGCCAGCTCAACGCCTGGCGCACACTCCGCGCAGGCGGTCGCGTACCACCACGGGTCCGCGTCACCCCGGCGCTCAGCGAGCACCCAGAAGTAGCGCGGCCGCGGCCCCTCGAACCACTTGCCGCACGCCAGGCACTTGAGCCGCGCGGGGCGCGGATCGAGCTCGGCTAGGGGTCCGAGAGCTTCGCTGGGCGGGCTTCCACGTGCTGCGCCAGGTGGGCTTCCACGTCGGCTCGAATCGTCCTGCGGAGCTCCGGGAGGAACGCCCCCGTCCATTCCGCCTCCACTTTCTCCACGATCCTGTGGACCGACTCCTCCACCACCTTCGCCAGCTGCATCCGGGTCTCGTGGTGGAGGTAGTCCCGGAGCCGGTCGATCAACAGCTCGGACTTCTCGATCCGCTCGAGCAGCATCGGGATCAGGTCGTTCATTACCAGCTCCAGCTGCTCGTGGTCCGTCATGGGTTCGTGCGCGGTCATTCGGCATCCTCCGCTCCTGTTGGGATGTAGCCGTGCTCGGCCAGGCGGGCGAGGATCTTATCCACGGCCTTCCGTTTCTTGGTGCCGGCTGCGGCCAGCTTCTCGACGGTCCCGCCTCCCTCTTTGCGTTTGAAGATGTGTTCGAGCTCATGGTACTCGCGGCCATCCTGCTGGTTGTGGTCCGCGTGGTGGAAGGCCCCCTCGACGGCCAGCAGGCAGTCTTCCAGCCCGTAAATCTGGAGGTAGCGCCTGAGTCGGGTCTTCCGGTCTTCCGTGAGCACAACCCGCTTGCCGTTCTTCTTGGCACGCCAGGACCAGAAGGCGAAGACGGTGCGGGCTTCCCACAGCAGCCGGTGGCGATCGAACACGTCGGGCTCGAGGTCGTGCAGGGTCTCATTCACCCACTGGGCGGTCTCTTTGGCTGGCACGAGCGCTGTTCCGTTCGCAGAACGGGACAAACTCTCACCCTTTTTAGTAGGTGGAGATCCTAACTGGGAATCCTTCTTACTTACTGCATCTGCTTCTACATCTGCTTCTGCTTCTACCGTGACATCGTTACGTGTCACGCTTGGTTGTGACATGTCACGCTGCTGGCGACGAAAGCGGCTCTGCCGCTGGGCGTTCATAATCTGTTTGCGGGACCGCATCTCTCGGTATTTCTCGTAGTTGAGTAGGAGCCAGCCACCCTCGACCTTCTCGACGCGCCGGCCGCCGTAGCTCTGGTCTTTGCTGTCGATGTCGGGGGCCACAAGGATCTCGAGCGCGCGCTTGCACTCCTCGAGATTGACACGGGCCCGGTGGGCCAGGCCGGCCGTCGATGCCTCGACAATGCCGTACTCGTTGGCCATCGCAAGCATCGTAATCCAGACGATCCGGGTGCCGATGTCTTCCATCCAGACGGACGAATCGAGGATCGAGCCGAACAGCTTCACATACATTTGCGGCCTCGTAGCGGTGAAGGCGGGGACCGTGACAATGCGTTACTGTCACGGCCCCGTCAAGAGTCCTACTGGTTCGCCTTCGCCTCCTCGAGCTTGAGTTTCAGCTCGTCCTGCCGGATCCTGGTTTCTTCATCGATCTTGGCCTCGAGCTCCTCCGCGTCTTCGCCCTCGATCGGCCGTGAAATCTTGCCCGCTTCGGCTCGGTTGTCGATCTCGACCAGATCAGCCAGACCGGGGATCTCGGTCACAGGTAAGCGCTTGTCGGCGAGGTATTTAATCGCCGATTTCAGGCCCATCCGATCGTACCAGTCCCGCCACGGGATGCCGTCTTTCATCGCCGAGCTGGCGCGGATCCGGTCCACCTCGGTCCGGTTCATTACGTGGAACACCGGGACCGGGGCGTTCCGGAGCCACGCGATCGCGTAGAAGTACAGGATCTCCTTGGGGCTCGACCGGTCGATCGAGTAGTCCGGCTTGTGGTGAATGGCCATTGTGCTGCCTTCCTGCACGTCGAACTCGTCTTCGGGGAAGACGGTCTTGGCGTCCAGCATCAGCACGAGCTGGGACCGGTAGCCGAGTGTGATGAACCCGCGGTAGTCCGGGATCATCTGACAGCGCCGCTTGTAGGGCACCAGGTGGGCCTCGCGGCCCAGCATGAGCCCGAGCCGGGCGGCATCGTAGACGGCATTGAGCACGCTGTTGGGGCTGCACTCGCCCAGGTCGTCATTCCGCGCGACCTCGAATTGGGCGATCCGGACCAGCTGGGCGCCCGTGATCCCCGCCGTGCCCGGAATGATCTCGTCCAGTCGGGCCGCCCGCTTGTTGAGCATCTGGACGGCGGTGAAGTCTTTGCCGTCGATGGTGACGGTCGCAAGGGCTTTACCCATGAGTCGGCTCCTGGTCGCTGATATGATAGACCCGCAGATCCTTGTACCGGCTGGGGTTCTTCCGGAACGCCTCGAGATCGGCGCGCAGCTCACCGGCCCGCACGTCAGCCTGAATCAGCGCAACGGCTTGGTCTTCTCCCATCCACGTTTGAAGCAGCTGCATGAGCCACGCCTGCACCCGCAGCGGATCGAGCAGGCCCGCGCCGAGTAGGCGCTTGGGGTCGATCGCACCCTGGCGCTCCCGCTCTTTGAAGTAGACCCGGGCGCCGGCGCCCTCGAATTGGCCCAGGTGGCCGCACTCGTCCCGCAGCGCTTGGCGCGCCTCCTCGTACAGCTCGTCGGCCTCCTGCTTGAGCGCTTTCATGTCCTGGAGCTTCTCGATGATGGCCCGCCAGCTCGGGTCCGTCCGGGGCTCGACCTCGCCCTCGACTTCGGGTAGGTCGATCGTCCATTCCGGGTCGCGTGGCTTGGGTGGCTGCTGGGGTACGACGTGGTTGTACCAGAAGTGCTCGCACACCTCGACGACCTGTTGCTGGATCGCCGGCTCGATCACGACGGTTGGCGTGACGAATTGCCACGAGTCCGGCTGGAGGACAGCAAACGTGACCCAACGGTGCTTGCACAGCGTTCCGTAGTGGATGCCCTGGAGCTGGTTGTGTTCTGGGAGGCCGCGATCGACCACCTTCTTGAAGACGCCGCGCATCATGGTCTTCGCCTCGAAGACGCCGCGCTCGTCCGTGACCTCCTTCACGTCGTCGCGGGCCATTACCAGCGAGTCCGGGTGGCCGATCATCCATTTGTGCTCCGGATGGCGGCGGAACCGGGCGGGCTGGAGGCGCCGGCCAGAGCGCAGCTTGTAGAGCTGGCGGATCACAGGCTCGAGGAACCGGCCGCGCTCCTGGACGGGGGTGGGGGCTTCGTCAGGCTCGACTTCTCCCGTCTTCTCGAGGTACACATCGAGCGCATTTCGGTACGGATCGACGCCCACGATGGCGCCGACATCCGAGCCACCTATTCCGGTCAGTCGCCGTCGGTGGAACTCGGCTCGGCTGCTCTTTGGGGTGTGCATCTTGCCTCTCCTTCGGTCAGGGTCTAAATTGTCCTCTTCGGAGGGTTGTGAACGCTGCTCACGTAGTACGCGCGCGTCCAGTCACCTCACGCAAGGTTCTGCGGCCAACCGTGTGGGTTAGCGCTCCGACTGGGCGCGCGCTCCTCCCCTCTCGGCCTCGAGCTCCACGGCCACGATCTCAAACCACCAGACCAACAGCGTCACGGTCCACTCGTTGTCGTTGGCCAGGATCATGAGCTCTGGGCGGGCCGGCCAGTCGATCGGCAGCCAGGTCCAGGCCCCACCATGATCGTCCAGGCGGGCGACAAACCAGTAGTCGACTGCCCGGCTCGATTCGATCCCGTATCGGCCGAGATGGTGCCGCACGTGGTTCGCAGACGCCGGCACGATCAGGAACGCATAGTGGCTGGCGTCGCCTGGCTCGAGCTTGACGACCGCGGGCTCGCCGCGGGCCAGCACACGGACCAACTCGCGCAGCTCGATGTTGATGGGTTCGGGGTTCATCTGCTTCCCCGTGTGGTACAGCAGGTCTGCGTGCATCATCGCAACACCTCGTCCAGTTTGGATTGGATGGATCGCGAGTAGTCGACGATCCGGCGCACCACCGCGGCCGGTACGGGTCGGTGGCCGTTCTCCCAGCCGTGCCAGCTCCGGAGGCAGACGCCGGCCCAGGCGGCCGCGCGCGCCTGGGTCCAGCCGCTCACTTGCTGGTTGTTACGGGCGCGGAACTCGCCGGCCTGGGCAAGCCGCCACGCCTCGAGCTCTGGGCCGCTGAGCGCGCCGCGGCCGAAGTCACGGCTCTGGATGAGCCGGCGAATGGCGGGGGTACTCATTGCGCCTTCCCGTTGCCACGCCGGCCGGTCGATACGGCGCGGACGCGCTCGAGGACGCGGTTGATCGTCTTCTGCACGCATTCGAGGTTCCGGCAATAGGCCAGGTCGTTGACGTGCCCCCATATCTGGTCGCTGCCGCACACGACGCACTTCTCGGTGGTCGTCATGTTTTCCTCGTTTCGTCGATCAGGCGCTCGATTGCGCGCTCCTGGTCGTTGGCCGGTGAGAACCCACTGTCCGGGGTATGGGCAGTAAGGTCCGTCCCGTTGGCGTCCGTGAACGTGTCATGGGCCAGCGCCGACCTCAACAGCACTCGGGCGCGGATCGCTTGCCGCTCGAGCTCGCGCGCTTCGGCCTTGTTGATCAGCGCCGCGGCCGCGAGCAGCATGGCCCACGCCTCGTTCTCGAGCAGCGCCAGGCCGAGCACCAGCGCCACCATCGCGGTGTAGATCGGGCCGGCATACAGCAACCTCCAGACTCCTAACATGTGGTCTCCCCCTCTCGGAGCTGGGGTTAGGCGGTGCCGGCGCGGCGCGAGCGTAGACTCGTGGGTTTCACGTGCCTGACAGCCCAGGAATAGCCGCAGGACTCGGAACAGAATCGGCCGTTGCCCTCGATGCCCCAGCCGGCCTGGAAGCTCACACTGAACGGGAAGTCTTCCTGTGTTCGGCGTCGGCGCGGGCGCCGAGCGGGATCCAGGAGGTCGACGAAATCCGCCGCCTCATCATCCGACTCGAAGCTCCGCTCGAGCCGGTACGCGCGCAACGGTTTGTCGCAGCTCACGCACTTCGGTCCGTCGGTTCGTTGCTTCGCCATCAGATCGCCAGTCTGACCCGATCGTACAGGTCGATGAGGGTTTGCATCTCCTGGGTGCCGTAGCGGGCCAGCTCGTCCCACTGGCCAGCGAGCGCCCAGCCCAGGACGTGGTGCCCCGCCTCGCGTGCCTCGATACCGAACGCCTCAGACCACACGCTCAACGTCCCTCGAGCTCGCCGGTCGCCGTCGCTGAACAGCAGCCGCAGGTCGATGTGCTCCTGGTGCCGGTAGGGGTAGAGCAGCTCGTACCACTTGAACGTCGGCAGCTGGATTCCCAGGAGGGCCGACCGCCAGCGCATCATCGGCAGGTCAAAGCCCTTGCCGTTGAACGTGACTAGCACCTTCCGGGTCTCGAGTGCCCGGGCCACGAGCCGCCAGCTCTCGCGCAGGATCTCCCGCTCGAGGTCGCGCTGCTCGAGCTCGGTGAACTCATCCCACGGGTTTGGATCAGCGATGGTGGACACCTGGACCGTCTTGGTCTGGATCCCCTTGGTGTCGTCAAGCCAGCCCATCGAGACACTCACGACCTGGCCGGTGATTGGGTGGCAGGCCGGGATGGTGCCCGTGATTTTCAGCGGGTACTTCCCTTGCTCGATGGCGACGGGTTCGCCGGCCTCGCCCTCGGGCGCGTCAGTCTCGATGTCGTCGCTGTCCATCTTGTACGGATCGCGCCACCGTCGTTGCGGCACGGTCTCGATGTCCAGGGCGAACGGTGCTCCTCGTGGTGGGGCCATTAGGGCGCTCCTCGGTGGATGGCTGGCGACGGGTCGCGCGAGCGATCGCGCTTGGGGTGTCGCGTCAGGGTGAGCACGTTGTTGACTGCCTCGAGCAGCGCCGGCGTCGGGTTCGGCTGATCGAGTGCCGCGTTGAGCAGCCGGCGCGCGGCCTTCCCGTGCTTCTTGTCTTTGTGCTGGTCTGGTGGGCCGTCCCACATCTGGCTAGGACTCGGCATAGCTCTACTCCTCCTCGTGTCGACGTAGCCGGGCCATGAAGGCCCGCGCTGCTGGTCGGGCCCAGGCCCGGGCGAGGCGCCGGCGATTGTTCCGCTCGTGCTGGGGCTGGCACGCGAACATCCAGCGGCACTCGCGCGGCTTCGCCTCGTGAATCGAACAGAGCCCGTCGGGATGGTGGAGTCCACACGGGCGGCTGGTCCACATCGGCCAGGCCCAGCTGGCGTCCTCGCCGGCCCGGAGGCCGTCGGCAAACGGGATGGGCACCAGTGGCTGCTGGCAGTCGCACGGCTCCTCCTGGTCGTGGAGCGGGCACCCGATCCAGTGGTCGAACGCCAAGTGCGTGCGGAACAGCTCGCGCGGGCTGCACCCCAGGTGCTGCGCGAGCCGTCGCACGTCGTTAGGGCCGAGCCAGCCGGGCATGTGTGTGCAGCAGCTCCGGCAGGCGTCACAGGCGCAGCCGGGCGCCGTCAAATCCCGAGAGCCGTGAGCCCGGGCGATTGCTTCCCCTCTAGGGCTCGCCGGGTGTAAGCGATCGCATCCCGGCCCGCGTTGTTCAGGTGGCGCAGCCACACCACCCGGGTCGGGCTCCAGCGCCACCCGTAGCGGCGCATGAGCTGGCACGTGGGCCGATCGGGTTTCGTGTCGAACTCCCACCAGATGCGGTTCTCTTCCGGGTGCTCGGTGATCTTGTAGCCGGGCCCCTCGATCGCCGGCGTTGGGCTCGCGGTCTCCGGATCCGGTCGGCTTTCCAGCTCCTTGATGCGGTCCCGGACGCGCCGGATGTTGGCGCCGAGATTCTGGAAGAAATAGCCCGGGTACACCTTGTGCTTGTCCGGTACCCAGGGCGCGCCGGGCTCCTGCTGGCTCTGCATCGTGGCGTCAATTCGCGCGGCGGTGTCGTCCCTCATGTCCGGGAACCCGCGCAGCGTGCTATGCTTGCGCCAGTAGGCGTTGATCTGTTTCGCCTGGTCGCGTTGGCGCTCCATCGTGGCCAGCCCGGCCTGTAGCTTGGCGACCGCGCCGGGGTCGTCGCTGCTGATCCCACCGCTCCCCACTCTGGCGGCGGCCGCCTCGAGCCGCTTGGCCTCGTCGGTCGCCTCGATCGCCTTGCGGGTGTTGGTGTGCATCTTCTCGATGTCGCGGCGGTGCCGCTTCTCCGAATGGTGGCCGACTAGGATGGGCTGGCCCTGCATCACCCGGCCCAGGTCGTCGCTCGTGGCGTGCCGGCGCTCGGCTTCGGCGCGCAGTCGTGCGGCCTTGTTCCGCATACGCTCGCGCCGTGCCTCTTGGCGTGTCTCGTAGTCGTTCACTGGAGGATCCCTACCAACTGCTCGAGCTGGCTGCTTGTCAGCTGGACGTGATCGAGCCGCCAGCTCTTGCCGTCGTAGCTGGTCGCGCGATAGATCCCCGGCAGGTACAGCGTCACGCCCTCGCCGTTGCCGTTCTGACTGATCGATCCGCCCAGCTTGGCCACTAACCGTTCGGCTTCCTGCTGGCGGGTGTCGATCTCTTCCCGGATCTCGCGCGCTCGAGTCACCATCAGCGCAAAGACGCGGCTGTATTCGGGCCAGAAGCGCCGCGCGATGTCGGCCGCAATCTTCTCGGGTGTCTTCGTCAGACTCACCGTAATGCTGAAATCGTGCTGGCGGTTCTGGTTGGGCATTTCGTCCCGCGGTAGGATGTCCCGCGGTAGGAACGCGCAGGTGCCGCGCGGGTCGTCTGGCCACAGTCCGTCAATGTGCAGCCGGCCCTTGGCTCGGGTTGTGTTCATCCAGACGGCTCGGCCGTCGGCGTGGGTCAGTCGGGCGCTCCATTGGTTGCGGACCTCTTCCTCGTAGCGCTCGTATCGCAACGCCAGCCGGCTTGCTCTGGCGATCGCGCTTGCGAGCGCTGGTAGGTTCAGCTCTGCGGGCTGCGTCATAGTTGCGCTCCTCGCTGCGGGTGGGGGTGGCTCTGCGTGCCACCGTATAATAGACGCGCAAACTTTGCGTGTCAAGCTGGGTTCAGTCTTCGCGCTGGCACACGAAACACGTGGAGCCCTCGCGCTTGCGGCCGTCCCACTCGTGGCCGCACCTGGGGCAGTTGGGCGAGGCGGCCGGCTGGGGTCTCGGGATTAGTCCGGCCTTCACAAGTCGGCACGTCGGGGTGTGCCTCCGGTCGTCAACTGTCCATGTGCAATCGCAACGGATCATTAGAACGCCTCCGGAGCGTAGATGTAGGGCGAGCCGGCGCCCTCGGCGGCGCGCGCCTCGCAGTCGACACACAGGCCCGACGGCATGAGGCGCGCCGGGGTCTCACACGTCGGACACACACCCAAGGGACGGCCCAGCGTCACGCGCTCAACCCAAAGGCGGGCCCACAGCTGGTCTCGATTCATAGCGCCACTCCATACGGCTCGAGGCCGACGGCAACCCGTAGTGCGTCCTCTTGGGCCTCCGCCAGCGTTGGGTAGGCATGCTCGGAATGGTGAATCAAGGTGACCCCATCGGGCAGCTCGACAGTGTAGGGCCACAGAGCGGTAGGGTGGCCACAGTGGCGCACCACAGGCCCGACTGGCCGCCCGTTGTGGTGCAGCTGCCAGCTGGCGCCACACGTCGGATGTCCCGGCCCGGGGCGCTTGGCCCACCGATAGCCTAGCGCGGACATGGCCGGCGCTGCTTCTCGGGTGGCCACGTGTCGGCGCCATTCGGGGTCCAGATCAATTCGCTGTCGGCGAACTCGTAGACATAGGCTAGGACGGCCATATTTCGCCGCCTGGCGGTCTCGTATGCCTCTTGATAGGAGTCGTATGGGTAATCGTCTACCCTGTCGTCACTGTCCACGAGATGATAGCGTATTATGGTCATGGGGAGCCCTCCCTAGCGGCGCCGGCGTGTCTTGCGCCGGGGCTCGCGGTTCAGGAGTACAGCGGTCACTATCTCGCTGTAGGTGGCCTCGAAAAGCGGGGTGCGGGCCCGGAGCGGGCGCACCGTAAGCGTGCCGGCGCGCAGCTCGACCACCAACTCACCCAGCCGTCCACAGGATACGACACGGCGGAGCGCCTTGTGGTTGGCTCGAGTCAACGTCATGGCTCACCCGCGCAATCGGAAGTCGACATCATGGAACCCGGCCCGTCGGAGCTGGCGGAAGAGCTGCCACAGCAGGGCGGCCGGCTGCGGCGACGCCCAGCCCGCCCAAATATGGCCGTCGTCCCGGCTGAATACTTCGGCGCGCCGCGGGGGCAGCTGCGCCACTCGAGCGGCCAGCGCGCGGTCTAGGGCGGTCGGTCTCATGGCGTGAGCTCCTTCACCCGGGCATAGTCGCCGGTCGAAACGTAGTAGGTGCCGGCGTAGGTCCGGCCGTTGTCGCCGTGCACCGTGATTGACTGGCGCTCGGAGTAGCTGCCAGCAAAGCCGGGGCAACGATACCGGGGCCCAAGCCGGGCGGTTCCCAGTCGATCGCCTACCCAGGTCGTGAACAGGACGGGTCCGCTGTGATCCTTGGGGAGCGCGACGTAGCCGAGGTAGCGGCTGGGTGGGGTGGTGTGCCAGTCGTACACCTCGAGCGCTGAGCGCTGCGCGTTGCTCGGGGGTAGCGCGTCATTAGGCACTTCGGACGGGTGCCAGCTGCGGCGCTTGCCCAGCCAGGCACGGAAGCGCGCTTCCTGGCGCCTCACGCGCTCGGCGTCCCGGTTCACGAATCCGGGCCCGGTCACTACTGGCGGGTTTACGTCGTCGCGCTCGAGCTGGTGTTGCTCGGCGTCCCAGTGGTCTAGCGAAAACATGAGCGCTCCTTAGACAAGGGTTAGCTGTTCGGCGCCCTGCGGCGCGCCGGCGCAGCGGGTGAGGAGGCCGGCCGCCATTGCGGCGCGGTCGCGGTCGTGGTGTAGGTCCATTGCGCGGTGGCCGGAGGGGCGCCGGCACCAGCTACCAACCGGCGCCCGACAGTGGGGACACGCCACCTCGAGCGCGGGGTCTCGTGGCCATTCCTGGCCACATCCGGCGCACCGGCTCGGTTTCATCGGCCTAGCTCGAGCTGGATCCGCTCGACCGTTATGGCCGGGTGTTGGGCTCGTACGCGCTCCCGCCACTTCTCAGAGTAGGGGCCGAATCCGGCTGGATCCGCCAGCTCGAGCAGATCGAGCGGACAGTCGATCTCGAGCGGCCCCATATCCTCTGACACGGGCTTGTATCCCCAGCCAGTGGGGGCCGGCTGGCGATCGAGCAAGTAGCACACAACGATCAAGCGGCCGTCGCTCAATCGCTCGACCGTCCAAAGGTGCGGCCGGCCAGTCGGTGCGACGTGCGACCGAACGGCCGGGCCCCGGGCCGTCAGCATGGCGATCAGCTGGGCCTTCGTCTGGTTGTGCTCGTAGTACCAACCCATAGTCGCGCTCCTGGGGTTGGGGTGGGGTACAGTCTGTGGCCAGTCTCCAATTTAATGCGCAATCTTTGCGTGTCAATAGTGAGATCTTGCAGGCCGGCCAGCCGTCCCGTACCTTGCCTCCTAATCTCGCGCGGGGTTTTGTCAGTGACCGGTAAGCTCACGGTAGGGCGCACTCCCAACTTCATACGCAAGCTGTGCGCGGAGCGCTTTCACGACGCGCTGCCGCTGCTTGACGCGATTATCTGGGGCGGGCTGGACTTGACCCCGGAAGCGGCTGAACGGCTCGGCCTGGGGGATCCTGGGGAGCCGGGTGGGCCTCGAGAGCGGGCGCAGCTGGTGGCCTCGATCAAGGAACGGCTCTCGGCGATGGAGCTGCTTGCGCGGGTCGGTGTTGGGTTCCGGACGGAGAGCCAGGCCGATCGACGGGGCGACGTTGGCGCCGGCGTGATCGCGCTGCCCGACTGGGATGATGAGGTAGGCGAATATGAGGTGATCGAGCCGGGGGATCCGGCAGCGTTGCCACGTGGGCAAGCCGAACCTGGCGGGTGAGCTCGAGTCAGCCGGCGAGCTCGAGCCGTTGGTCCGGCAGCTCGTGAGCCAGTCAGCCGGTGCCTCGAGCCCGGGAGAGCTGGCCTATCGGCGAGCGCTGGCGGCGGCCTACCAGAAAGGGCGGGTGCGGACTATGCGCGACGTGGCGGAGCTCGTGAATCGAGCGCTCCAGGATGCAATAGGCCGGCTGCTGTGACGCCGGCGATCGGTGGTGCGTCGTGGTGCAACTTGGTGCAACGGTACGTGACGGAGCGTGACCTAGCGTGACGGAGCGTGACGGTCACGCCAGCCAGGGGCAACGGCCGGGCGCGGTCGACTGCCGGGGCCCGCATTGCTCGAGCCGGTTCGTCTGGGTGGACTGCCTGAAACGGGACGGCCAGCTGGGGCGGGTGCCGCTCGAGCTCGAGCCGTGGTCTGGGATCCGGCCAACCGGGTCGCTGCGTGGCCTGTTCGTGCTGCTCGAGCCCGGGCGGGTGCGGGCGGCGCGGCGTGGCGACACGGGCCCGTTCTATCGGTCCCACTTCGCGAGCTGTCCGGATGCCGCGCGGTTCCGCGGTGCTGGCCGGCAGCGGGCCCGGAGCTGAGCCGGTGCTCTTCGGCGAGCTGCTACCGGGCAACTGGGCCCGACTGGTGGGAGTGCTCGAGCGGGAAGGGCTCGAGCTCACGGTCCAGCCGGCGCGCGACGTGGTGACGATCGGGACGCCGGACGGCTCGGTGGTCTCGGTCGACGGTGCGGCGCTGCGGGTGGCAGCTCGGCACGGGGACGGGGCGGTGCTGGCGGTGCTGGACCGGGTGGCTGACTACCTCGAGGCGGCGCGGGATGCGGTCCAGCGGTGCGAGCGGGCCGGCCAGCTGGCGGCGGTCCGGGACGGCGGGGGCGAGGCGTGAGCGGGCAGCGGGAGCTGGTTGGGCGGGTTGCTCGAGCGGTAGTTGCCGGCATGGCCCGGTACGGGATGGACGTGGTTGGGCGGTACAGCCGGGAGTTGGTGAGCCCGGAGCTCGTGGTAACGGCGGCGCTCCTGGAGTGGGACCGGCTCGAGCCGTTGGGCCCGTTGGGTCCACCGCTCACGTGTTCGCTCGAGCAGCCCGGTCTGCTGTGCGGGCCGGCCCGGGCGGTGGGTGGGTCGCTCTCGTGCCTCGAGTCGGGGCACCACCGCGACTGCTACTATCGCCGGCATCCACGGGGCACGATGCCTCCAACACTACCGGAAGGGGTGACGACATGAAGACGATGGAGCTGGTGAAGGCGGCGACGCTGGTAGCCGGGCTCGTGCTGGTGGCGGGCGTGGTCTCGCGGTGCACGACGGAGGCGGGCGCGTCGGCGGTCCCACCGTCGGCCGTGCGGATCCGGATGGTGGAGCTATGGCAGGCGCCCGACTCGGCTCGGTTCGTGGTCACGTGGGCGATGCCGGACACGTTGACGCCGGGGCAGCTACCGCTGGCCGGCTTCCGGGTCGAGCTGTGGGACCAGGTAGGCGACACGGTGTTGGCCAGCCAGGCGGCCGGGCCGGCGCTGCGGTCGGACACGGTACGGCTGGCCTGGATTGCGCCGGGTGACACGCTGGTGCTGCGGGCGCAGGTGGTGGCGCAGGACACGCGGGGCACGGAGTCGGCGCCCGGGCAGTCGGTGCCGTGGGTCTGGCGGCGGGGGATTGTGGCGCCATCCATCCCGGGGCCGGTCGAGCTGGTGCCGATCGATTCGACGGTGAGCCTGGCCCGGGTGGACGTGCGGCCGAACGTGGTGGTGGTGGCGCCGGGCGAGCTGGTCCAGTTCTGCGCGATCGGCGTGCTGGCGGATTCGACCAGCGGGGTGCTGGTGGACTTTCGGCGGCCGGATGGCACGGTCGGCACGCTGGACGCGGCGACTCGGCTGTATTGCGAGGATGTGTACCAGGTCTGGCTGACGGAGCGGGCGGCCTGAGCTGGACCGGCAGATGGCGCTGTGGTACGTGGAGGGGTTCGACCGGGTGGCCTGGCTGCTCCGGGGGCAGGTGCTGGCCCCGCGGGCGTATGCGTTGTGGCAGGACGCCCGGGCGGTGCTCCGACGGACGCAGCCCTACTGGACGCCAGAGCGCAGAGCGGTTATAGGGGGTGGGGGCAGGCGGTCGATCCAGGCACTTCGGCCTGGCGATCTACGAGATCCAAGGGGGTAGGACTCGCAAGGGCACCTGTTCCCGCCTCTCACTTTTCTCGGAGGTAAGAGCCTTCATGGACCACACAACGAGACCGGCCGATCTGACGCAGGGCGATCGGCGCGACATGACGGTGCGGCTGGACGTGATGTTCAAGCTGCACCAGCTGCCCGATGGCCACACCAACCAGGCGAAGCAGCTCCGGGCGATTCGGACGATGGGGCGCGAGCTGTGCCAGGTGATCGCCGACAACACGCCGCGCTGCGCCGACCAGTCGACGGCGTTCCGGACGGTACGCGAGGCGGTGTTCTGGGCGACGGAGGCGATTTTACGGGAGGGCGCCATCTGATGCTGTTGGAGTTCGTCGGGGGCCCGTTGGATGGGCGGCGGGACATCTTCTCGCCACCCGAGGGCTCCACGTTCATCACGTACACGACGGACCCGCAGCCGGTGACGACGATGCTGGAGCCGCAGGCGGTTGCCGAGCTCGTGCCGGTCAGGGAGCATCGGTATGCGCGCCGCAAGATGGCCGCATCTGGTCCGGAGTGGCGCGGCAAGACGGGGTACTGGCAAGAGGTCTGGTGGGAGATTTGGCTTTACGAGGGGGTCACATGACCAAGCTACTGTTGCGCGTGGCGGCGTTTCTCGCCCGGCTGGCGCGCCCGCTCAAGGAGCTCTCGGACAGGCACAAGTGGGTGAATTGGGGGCTGGGCCATCCCGGGGGCTATCTGCTGCTGGGCCCGGTCCCGTTTGCGCTGGGGGCGTTGCTGCTGCGGTGGGTGGGGCTGGACGTGTCGCTCTGGTGGGCGGTGCTGTTCGGGTCGTGGTTCTCGTGGGGCCACTACATCTACCGCGAGCCCGAGGATTTCTTCTTCCGGATCATGGACTTGGAGCAGGATCCGGCGACGGTCTTGTGGCTCGAGGATCGGCTGATGGATATACTCGGGCCAACGATCGTGCACGGCGCCGTCCAGGCGCTGCTGCTACTGGCGCGATGAGCTTCACGGTCAAGGTCCGTGGGAAGCCCGTCACCTACGGGGTGAATACCGACCTGGTGGATCGGCACGCCGTCGCACAGTGCTCCGAGTGTGAGTGGAACGACCACACGCACAGCAGGCGGTCTCCTGGTCATTTCAACATCAACGTCCATCGTCACGTCGAGCAGACCGGTCACGAGGTCAACGTCTGGCGGGATCGGCGTACCAGCGTGAGTCTGGTACGGTTGAGTCGACATCGACGGCCGGGCGAGCAAGGAGTAAAGTGAGCATGGACCCCAAACCTGGAGCTGCACCGGTGCTGGCCTGTGGCTGCGTTGGCCATTGCGGCGGGCACACCGAACAGGGGCCAGCGGAGCCGGACCCCACGGCGAAGATCCGCGATGCTGAGGCAGATCAGCGGCCATACTTCGAGTTTCACAAGCAATTCAGGGCGCCTCCAGAGCCGATCGACAAGAGCGATTGGACCCACATCGTCAAAACGGACAACTGGAAGCACCGGGCGGCGAACATGCGGTGCCAGACGTGCATGTTCTACGTGCCCAAGGTGACGCCGAGCCCGCGCACGGCCGTCGGGCGCTGCCGCGAGCGGAGCCCGACGCTCAAGGGCTGGCCGGCTGTGTTCCCGACGGACTGGTGCGGCGCGCACAAGCTCGATGAGGCCAAGCTCTGAGAGCCGACCCAATCCGCGATCTGCGGTTCGAGGGGTTCGTGAAGGCGACGTTCGGCTGCGTCGCCACGGGGCCAGCGTGCACAGGCTCGCGCGAGTTCAGCCACCTCGATCACGCGGGCATGGGTAGCAAGCGGGTGCCATCCTACCGGAACGGGGTCGTGAAGTGTACCGGACACCATCACGAGTATCACCAGCACGGCCGCGAGGCGTTTGAGGAGCGGTTTCACGTGAAACTGTCGGCGGTGGCCGACTGGCTGGCCAGGGAGTTCGATGGCGACTTCCTGCTCATGGCCGAAGAGCCACCGATCGGCGTCTGGAGATTGCGATGAATTGGCCAGAGACCCTGCGATTGGAACCGAGCGCCAAACTGGCGCTCGAGGACGTGGTGAACAGCAATCCGTTCCTCGGTAACTGGATCGAGGGCGAGGCATACGCGAACAACCACCAAGCGCGCGAGATGGGGCGTATCTTGATCGAGGCGTTCCATCCGGAGATTCAGCACGCCCGGATTGCCTACCTGTTCCGGGAACGGATGCAGACCAAGGGGACGGTCGTGCATGCGAAGGCGAAGCGGGCCGGTGCGCAGTTGAAACACCTGGCCGACATCGATTTCGTGCTCGAGTTCAACTGGACGGCCTGGCGTGGGCTGGATACGGTGGCTCGAGCGGCGCTCGTCGACCACGAGCTCACGCATTGCAGCCGGAACGACGACGAAGAGTTCTGCACGGTGCCCCACGACATCGAGGAGTTCCATACGATCGTGGCCCGCTGGGGACTCTGGAACCGCGATGTCAAGACGTTCTCTGACGTGCTGCATCGCCAGCTGGAGCTGTTGCCGGCGTAAGGGCTATGACTACCCGGCGTGAAGTCGTTGGGGCGCTCCTAGCGCTGTTTGGGGGCGTCCTGCTGCCTGAACCCGTGCGCGATCTGATTCGCGTAGCGCGCCCTGCGGGGATGTGGGGCACCGCGATCTTTCCCGGCGATCAGTTCACCATCACGGCACAGCAGTATTTCGAGTTCTCCGTGTTGAAGCCATCATCGGCGGGTATCATCTCGCGGATCGAGACCGACTTCTTGCCTAATCCGGCCGGACCGGAGATCGTTACGTTGAAAGCCACCAAGGCTGAGATTGAAGCCCTGGAACGCATGGTGATCCCCGAGCGTGAGTTCTTGGCGAGGCTCGAGGCGCGACCGTTCGTGTGGGACGATGATCCCCACCCAATCTGGAAGGGGTCTCATGGCAAAGTCTGAGCACTCCCGGGATATGATCAATGCGGCGCGACTGACCCGCACCCTTCGGGACAAGCAAGCCGTCGCGGAGGTGGTGGGCGAGAGCACGTTCCATTTGAGTCCTACACAGGGCGCGGAGGTTATTCGGGGGCTTGGGCTGGGGTTCACCCGGGCGATGTGGGTCTTGGGTCGCGTCCGTGTCACACTGGCGAAGGCTGACCATGCCTGTCCAACCTGTGACAAACTGACGGGCGCGCTGGACGATGAGCTCAACCATCACGATCTCCTCACGTTCTTCAAGGATCTGGAGCGGTTTGGGGTATGAGCGGTGATTAACCCGTACAAGGAGGCGGCGCCGTGGGCACGACTCGCGCTCCTCGTTACGCTTGGGGCGGCTCTCCTCTACGGCCTCGGTCGCTGGGACCAGGCCATCTCCGATCGCGCTCGGCAGCTCGAGGACGACACCCGGGCCGCATTGCGCCTGACCCAGCTGCTTCGGGCTCAGCGCGACTCGTTGCGCGCGATCGAGGATTCGCTCGTCGCGGTTGATTCGGCGCTTGCGGTACAGGAGAGGCGTGCAACTGTCGCTCTTCGAGAGCTGGCGGCACTGGATCGTCGCGAAATGGACAGCGTGGCGGCGGCCTCCGTGGCGAGTCTGTTGCCAGCATTGCGGCTCCGACCGTTCATCAGCGGGGCAGACACGCTCTATGCTACGGACGAAACAGGGGTTCGTGTTCTGGCCGGTCGGCTGCTGCGTCTGGATCAGGTGGAGCGAGAGTTGGCCCAAACTCGAGTGGTGGCTACTACCCGCACCCAACGCATCGCGACGTTGGAGCTCGCCTTGGGGGCCGCTCAGCTGCGCGCAGATACGGCCGAGGCGCGGGTGAGGGTGTTGGAGCCGTTACTCGAGCGGTGGCAAGCGCAACGTGAATGTCGTATCCTCTGGCTCGTGCCCTGCCCGTCCCGGACAATGGCGTTCGTGCTTGGGGCTGGTGTGGGCGTGGCGGGCACCCTGGCCCTTGGAGGTCTCTGATGCTGGAACACAACGGCGAAACCATTCGTGGCGGGCGGGTGATCCGGACGGTGTTGGCGATCTTCCTAATCCTCGTTTCAGCGGCCATGCTGATCGTGAAGTTCGTGGTCATTCCGCTCAAGACAAGCGCGATGCCGTCGATCGAGCTCACCGAGTCGATCTTCCATCTGCTCGTGATTGTCGTCGCGGTGGTTGTCTATGACCATCGGACCGGCAAGGCGCTATTCGCGGGACTCGGCAACCTCAAATTGCCGTTTGGCGGCAAGTAGTTGAAGATCCGGCTCGAGGAGGGGCAGCGCCTCCTCTGGAAACCGATCTCCAAACGCCAAGTCGAGCTACTGCGGTCCACCGAAGATGAGGTGTTCTTCGGTGGCGCCAAGGGTGGCGCGAAGTCCGAAGCTGTTCTGATGAAGCCGCTCAAGCAGGTCCATCTCGAGCGGTTCAAGGCACTCATCCTGCGGCAGACCTTCCCCGAAGTCCAGGAACTCATCGATCGATCGCATCGGTACTACACCGACATGGCCGAGCGGCCGGTCTGGAACGGGTCGCTGAAACGGTGGACCTTCCCCAATCCCAATACCACGTTTGGCACGGGTGGCGGGATCATCCAATTCGGTCACTGTAAGACCAAAGAAGAGGTCAAGCTCTATCACGGGGGCGAGTGGGCACAGATCAATTACGATGAGGTCGCCGACGTGAAGGATGAGGCGGTCTGGATTGAGCTGATCGCCGAGAATCGGTGTCCAAACCCGCTCGTGCGCCGCCAGATGATTGGCACGGGCAACCCGGGGAAGCCGGGCCATCCGTGGTGTAAACGGCGCTTCATCGATCGCTGTGGCAAGCAGGGGCAAACGATCTATCGATACGACCTCAAATTGCCGAACGGCGACGTGGTGCAGCGCACGCGCCGTTTCATTCCCTCGAGAGTCACCGACAATCCGATCTACGCCAACGATCCCGTCTACATGGCCGCGCTCATGTCGCTCCCCGAAGTGCTGCGGCGCCAGCTGCTGTTCGGCGACTGGGATGCTGGCTTCGGCCTCGCGCTCGAGGAGCTCGATGAGATGGTGCACATCATCCCGAGCTTCAAGGTGCCCGCCAGTTGGACCCAGTTCGGCGCGTTGGACTGGGGCTACCAGCACCCGTGGGTCTTTGGCCACTATGCGAGCGATGAAGACGGTCGGCTCTACAAGCTCAACACCATCCGGGGTCGGTGGATGAGCGATCGGCTGATTGCCGAACGGATCAACGACAAAGTGCCGGTCCAGGAGCTCTCCTACATTGTGGCGGGCCACGACTGCTGGGCCGAGGTCAAAGCCCGGAGCGACGACATCACGCCGTCAACTGCCGAACGGTTCCAGGCAGCCGGGATCATCCTGAGCCACGCCAACATCTCGCGCGCGCCCGGACTCAGGAATTTCCGGGAGCAGGTCGCTTGGAAGGGAATCGACTCGGGCGGGACCGATGGCGAGCCGAATTTCTTCTGGATGGACACGCCGACCAACCGGAAAGCGTTCGAGGCGTGCGCCTCAATGGTTGTTGATCCGGACGACGCCGAAGACGCGCTCGGTGTGGATGCGAACCCTATGACGGGGGAAGGTGGGGACGACGACTACGACGAGACCCGGTATGCGCTGGCCAGCCGGCCGCGCCGAGCGCAACCGACGTGGCAAGAGGGGGATGTACGGGCCTTTTCCAAGGCGGTCCTCGAGTACGAGATGGAGCTGGGTCGCCGCCACCGGTCTCGAGTCACCGTCCGGCGCCGTGGCGCCTACGTGTCGCTCGATGGCTACTAGCGTGGAGGGGAGTGCTTTATGCTTGAGCTTCTGGCGTTTAGTGCTATCTTCGTGGGAGCCGTTGCGATTGCCCTCGCTTTTCTTGTAGGCGGCGCCCTGCTGGCCTTTTGGGCGGTCGCACATGGTCATGTCCAAATCCAAACCTGGCAAGAAGGTTCCAGCCCACACCTCTGGACCGGTCACAATCGGCCAGTGGCTTCGGTCAGCCCCAAAACGTCCCGTCACGCGATCTGAGTTCCTGCGGATCTGTGAGGGGCTCGAGCTGGTGACGCGCCAGGACATGATCAAAGCGCTCCAGCAGTACGAGCGGATCCGCCGTCAGATGGCGTGGTACCGGCGCCTCTGGCGCTGGCTCAAAGCCCAGGTCGTGACTCGACAGAAGGGCATCGACGATCTGACTCCCGATCAGCGCGCCGCCTTGCAGGAACAGCTGGCCGTGGCTGCCGCACGCGAGGCCCCACCGACAACGAAGGAGACACCGCCCAATGGTACTTGAGATCGCACTCTGGATCCTGCTTGGGATCCTGGCGGGCCTGGGTCTTGCGGCGGTCCTCCATGAACGGATCCTCCGGGCCGAGCGCGCGCAATGGATGGCCTTCATCGAGCGAGGCGTGTTCGACAAAGTACCGGCGAAGTCCTACCGACCAGAGACCGCCGAGGAGCGGATCGACCAGGCGGCCAAAACGATCCAAACGCACTGGTCTCAACAGTCGGTGGCTCGCGGGGTCAGCGACCTTGCCGACACGTACCGGGCCGAGGGGCTCCCGGTGCCCAAGCGGAGCGACCTCAAACGCGAAGTCGAGCTCATGCTCAATGCCGCGGCGCAGGGCGAGGCGGCGATCGATGTCTGAGTCACGAGTCGCGCCGAACGAGCCCTTCACGATCATGGAGCAGCTGGTCGCCATTCTGGTCGGTCGTGGCCACGAGTATCCGGAGATTGCCACCAGGCTGGACGTGAAGAAATCGACGATCAAGTTCCATGCGGAAAACGCCGCCGCCAAACTGCCGGGCACCGATGCGCCACGGATGAAGTTGCAGATCTGGTGGCGTGGGGCTGGCCGGGAGATCCTCGCTCCCCCCTCGAAGCGGTAGCGCCCCAACTCCAGACGGTCCTAGCTTGGGGTGTTCGCCGTCCTCTTGAACCCCGGAGCGTGCCATGTCTACCGTCCTCGACATCTTTACCAACGCCCAGCAGAAGGGCGTCCCGTCACCAGAAGGCAACCCCAAAGTCAAGAACGTCTACACGCCAACGAACGGCGTCCCGCAACGGGAAGCTGTCAACGTCCAGTACATCCCGGTCGCCCCCTGGGATCCCATTCGACTCCGCATCCTGATCGACAAGACGGCCGTGCTCAATCTCGTGTTTCTGGATGGGATCGGTCAGGAGCTCGGACCCGGCTTGCGAGCGGTCAGTGGGCCGCTGGCGTTCACGGGCCAGCCGGGCAACACGCAAACCGTGGTCCTGAACAGCAAGACGTACACGTTCCAAACGACGCTGACTGACAGCGATGGGAACGTGCAGATCGGGGCCGACACAGCTGAGTCGATCGCGAACCTCGTGGCGGCGGTCAACCTCGAGGCAGGCGCTGGGACGAAGTACGCGCTGTCAACGACCCTCCACCCGACCATGCTCGCCACGGGAACGGCAACCGTGTTCACCGTCTATGCGAAGTCGCTGGGGACCGGTGGCGATGCGCTCACGACGACCGAAACGATCACCAACGCGACCGGCTTTACCGCCACGCTGGCGGGTGGGGCCGATGGCGACATCACCGTGGACGGGACGGCGATCACGGCTGATACGCCGCTCACGGTCGACATCCCGGGAACGGAAGGCGCCTCGCCTGAGCATGTGGGCGAGCCGTGGCTCAAGGTGTACGTGACCGGTCTGGACGCCGCGGCGGTGGTCACGTACTTCGATGCGATGGGCTGGTACGGCTAATGCCTTCTCCTCCGGCCGTCACGCTTCCCTATCAGGGCCCGCAGCCGGGCTCCCCGTCACCCCGGGGATCGGCGCGGCCCCGTCGCGTCTATCTGCGCTGGCAGCCGCCTTTCGCGCCGAACAGGCAACAGCTCGCGTGTTTCCTGCCCGACAACGAGGTGGTGGTCCCGATCGCACAATGGCGCGGCTTCCGGCTCCGCTTTGCGGTCCAGCGCGATTGTGTACTCCGGCTCGTGTTCTGCGATCGCTACGGGAACCCACGCACGAGCGCCAAGCAGGCGTCCACGATCTTCGATTGTGAAAACTTTTTCCAGACGCAGACCTTCACGATCAACGGAGTGGGGTACGGCTGTGTTATCAACTTGAGTGGCTGTTCGGATCGCCAGTTCATCATTATTGACAGCGACTACGGCCGATCGATTGCCGCGACCATCAATCGCGGCGATCCCGTTGATCCCCCATCTGGCTACCGGACATGGTGCACCGGCACCGCCGCGAACCCCGATGTGTTCGCGACCCGGATTGACGCCAACACCATCCTGCTGACCGCGCACCTCTACGGCGCGGCCGGAAACGCGATTACGACGGTCACGGACCAGGGCAGTTTCTCGGAAGGCGCCACGCTTGCCGGTGGGGTCGATGGCGACAAGCTCGCGGCTGATGGGACGGTGCTCACGGGCGATCTATTCTTCACCGGCGCTGGGCAGTCGGTCTACATCTCGCCGGCTGAGCACATTGGCGAGGAGTTCATCAAGGTCGGTCTGGCTGGCATGTCGGCAGATTGTCGGAATTGGTACTTCGATGCCTATGGGGTTGGGGCATGACCGATCCCCTCGGATCCGGAATCGTTGGGCTCAGTCGCTCGGCCAAGGAGCTCGACTTCGGCTGGGCGCGAGCAGGCGAGGATCAGGAGCAGTTCTACCAGCGGCTGACGCGGAACCTGCGCCAGATCGATGCGCAGCTCCAGAACCAGTTTGCGCCCAATCCGGCGCGGTTCCTGGGACTCAAGTTCGCCTACTTCGGTGGCGTGCTCGACACGGGCGACTGGACGGTGATTCCCGACGGCGACCTCGTGTTGCCGAACAACGCCACGAGCTACGTCGAACGGTCGGACAGCGGGACGGTGCGGGCAGTCGCGGTGGGCTTCACGTATCCCGACTGGATCCCGATGGCGCAGGTACGCACGCGCGCCGGCGAGATCAGCGACGTGCTCGATCGACGCCCGGAGCTCGGTGGTGCCCCAAGTGGGAGCGCCGGTCTGGTCACGTTCAGTCAGATTCTTGGAACGATTCTCAACGTGCAGGTACCGCTGTCAGCGGTCAGCCAGTGGCAAGCGTTTCTGACCATTCTCAGCACGCAGATCCCGGAGCCCTGGACGGTCGACACGATCAACGAGCGCACGCTCGATGCCGGTGTCACGATCGAGGGCGTGCTGCTCAAAGATGGGGAGATCGAAGTGGCGAAAAAGGCACTACGACTCGATGATACCGGCGTGACGCCGAAGCTGCTCTATCTCGGCAAGGCAGCGCCCGGATCAGCGGAAGGGTCGGCGGTATGGGCGATCCAACGGATCACGTTTGCCAGCGACGGTGACGCCGATGTTGAGTGGGCTGATGGGAATGGAAACGAGGATAACATTTGGACGAACCGGTTGGCTATCTCGTACAGTTAGCTAGGAGCCTCATGGTCAGATTCTTGTGGTATCCGGAGGACACCTACGCGATCTCTGAGTGGCGCTACATCGACAAGCTGCTCAGTTGTCTCGGGTACGCACCGACCATCGTTGACAGGCTGGGAAGGTTTCGGCCCACCTCACCAGCGGCATTGACGAATCCGCAGGTGGCGCTGCACATCTTCGGCTCGACGGTGGCCGCACGCAATCACTACGCCGGCGCGGGCTACACGTTCGTCACGACCCATCCTGACGCCACACTCAACGTCAAAGACTTCCAGCACCCAACCACGGGCGATATCCTCTATGCGGTCGGGTCGGATATGGATGGGTTCGACGGGCGTTCGTTGGCACAACTGGAAGCGATCAGTACCGTCCTGAGCCTCAAAACCAAAGTGACATCCTATGAGTTATTCGCGCAGGTAGCGCTGCCCATGCTGGCGATGGACCGCTGGTGTCGGACGCCGGAGGATTGGGTGTAGCATGGCCGTTCCAGTTATCAATGCCGGTGGGTTCACCCTGATCAGCGCTGCGAACAGTACGTCCCCCTGGATCGACGGGTGGGGCTCTGACGCGAAGAATTGGGAGCTCACGACCGACATCAAGTTGGAGGGCACGGGGTCCATCGGGATCGGGAACAAGTTTACCGGCGAGTCGGGGTATGGCGTTAACTACGTCCCGACATTCAACGCGACGACGAACCTGATCTTCATTTGGCTCTGGATCGTGTCTGATTCCTGGATCAACACGAAGGCCAATCACGGGTGCTACATCCGGCTCTCGAGTCAAGCCAACTGGACGAACTACTACGACTACGACGTGGGTGGGTCCGATGTGGCGTGGGTCGGCAAGGGCTGGCGGCTGATCGTTCTTGATGCCAACCGAACCCCGGATCGGACAAGTGGCACGGCGCCCACGCTGACAGCGATCTCTCGGATCGGCATTGGGTGGAACTTCCTGCAAACGTCTGCGAAGTCCATCGTCGCGTCGGTCGATAAGGTTTTCTTCGGTAACTCCGTCGAAGTGAGCTCGCTCGACTTCATCGACGGTACGAACGGGATCGACTTCAACGAGAACGGTGCGTCAGCGGATACCATCGATCGGAACGACGGTGGATCGTGGATCACCGGGGGTGTGGAGATTGGCGACTTCATTCGGGTCGATGGCTCAACCGGCAACGAGGGCGTGTTCGAGGTCTTTGGCGTGAGTGCCGCCACCCTCACGCTCTCGATCGGCGATTTCACGGTCGACGACCTAGCGAACACGACGGCCCGTGTGGCCCTGTTCGTCACACTTGAGGACATCTACCAGAAAGACGGCCCGACCGATGATCTCTGGTGGGGCCCGGTCGCAAAGAACCGCGACGGTTCGTTTGAGGTGAACTACCACACGATTCTAGGCGACGTGTCCGGTGCGTTGAGCTGTCACTTCCTGTCACGCGGCGACTTGGTATATGGGGCAGATCAACCACTCAATGATGTTGCCGCCGACCTCACGCTCGAAACGCAGGTTGATACCGGTCGGGTGCGCGTGCTCATGGGCGAGAGCTCGGGGACGGGCGACGGTCGGGTTGGGTTCGGTGGGTCGGTCTTTACCCAGGACAACCGGGCCTTCGGCCAGAGTTTCAGCGTCGATTTCAGTGACGCGACGTTCGTGGAAGTCTACGGGACGACGTTCCTCAACATCTTCCCCGGGACGGCCAAGTTCCCAACGGCCGCCTCGAGCGGGTACCTGGCCTCGACCGGGTTCGTGAATACCGGGCAGGTCGACCCTGGGCGGCTCGAGTGTCGCGGGCTCTCGTTCTCGGGCTACCCACAACGATACCTCGATACCTACCCGGTCGAAGCTGACGCGGCGCTCCTGTGGGGCCCCAACGCCGACATCAAGAACAGCAACATCCTGGCGAATACCCGGGCGATCGAACACGAGACTGTGGGGACGTTCGCCTACGACAATCTCAAGTTTGCCGGCAACGAGATCGATGTGATCAACTCGATCGCCGCGAGCCTCGAGATTAATCTCGACGACTCGGTGATCGATGCCACCTTGCTGCTCGACAACACGAACAACGGGGGCGCGCAGAGCTTCACGGTCGGTGGCACGAACCGGCAGCTGGCATCCCTGGCGGCGTATATGGGTAGGGTCGGCACGCCGACCGGGACTGTCGAAATGCGGCTCTATTCCGACTCAGGTGGATTGCCGGCAACCCTGCTCGCGACCTCGACGCCACGGACCGCAGCCGACCTCGTGCTGTCCGTGTTGCAATACAGTTTTTCATTCGACGATCCCGATGAACAATTTCTCCTTCTGGCGGGCATCACCTATCACTGTGCCGTCGTCTACACCGCAGGGACCGCGACCGACTACGTGCGCGTGGGCCTCCGAGCTGGTGGTGGGCTGGCCGGGACGTACTCGATTCTCAATGGCTCGTGGGCGTCAGGTGGGACACCGGACATCCCGATCGAAGTGCGCTACGGTGGGCGCGTGATCATCAACGCGAGCAACGGCGCGAACCCGTCAACGGTCTCGAATGAGGGCGAGGGGGCCGGTGGTATTCAGGGGCACACGATCATCAACAATCCCGTCACGTTCACCGTCACGGCCCTCCGGACCAACGATCGTGTTATCTGGATCCGGGTCAGTGACGGCGCCGAGCTCGAGAACAAACTCGAGACCTCCGGCAGCGCGACCTATCAGTACAACTACAGCGGCGATGTCGATGTCTATGTCCAAGTGCTGAGCGGCGACTACTTGAGAAAGAACACCGTGACGCCGATCACGCTTAGCAGTACAGATGCGGGCTTCCCGGCAGTCCAAGCTAACGACCCGGTATATGCGAATCCTTAACGGAGCACTACAATGGCCAAAATTGTTGATCCTGACCAGCTAAACCAAGCGACAGAGGTTGTGTTCTCCACCTCTGCCAAAACGGTGCAGCTCTTGGTGGCCGGGAACCTGAACGACAATTCGCCCGGGCGCACCTCCGGTGTCACGCACCAGGCTGTGTACTCGTTCACGAAAGAAGAATGGCTCGCCACGGCCGGGCTCCAATCCAGTCGGTTCCCGTTCGACCCGATCTTCGAGGCGAAATTCGATTGGGTGCACGATTGGCAACCAGCGGACGCGCAGACGCTCGATCTACTGAGAGATGGTGGCTTGCGGGTCGTGCTGCTCGATGATGAGTACGCCTGTCTCATCTCGCTCCAGGACTTCAACGTTACCGCGGATCAGGCGTACTACTACAACGATTCGACCAGCCGTTTCACGGGAACACGGCTCGATTTCGATAAGACCGGCGAGCTCAACGAAAACATCCTGATCTACGACGGGACCAACGACTACCGCGACTTCCTCAAGCTGTTCCTCCGGATCCAGGGCAAGACCCACGGCTACGGCGATCTGCCCATTGACCAGGGCATCACGCCTCTGACCTATCAGGCATACAGGATCCCGCTCTCGAACGTGGTGGACATCAACGTGACCGAGAGCGACGCCAACATCGACACCATTAGTCCGTACACAGAAATGCGGTTGTCGCTGTTGCTGGGGAGTGGGTTCACAACCTGGGGTAATAGCGTGGTCTACCCAGCTGGCGCGGTGGTGCTCGACGCGATCCGGCAGAGCGGCGGCTCGAGCAACGGGACGTGGTGGTTCACGCCGGCTGGCGGCACATCGTCAGGGACCGGGACCGCCGACGATACGGGCGTCACCGATTGGGAGTCCTACGCCGGCGAGGAGCAGATCGGCGATGAGTGGTTCGCATTCAACCGAATCATCGACCTCACCTCCGGTACCGGCACCAGGACGGAGATTTACGAGTGGGGCGAGCGGCAACTGAGAAAGACGGGCAACATCAACGCGGCCGCGCTCGGGACGCCGAACCAGGACGACACGCAGACGTATGACGGCGAGCTCGCGATGGATCTGTTCGAGTTCGTTGGCGACAACCTCGTGACGCGCGGCGGCGTGCTCGTTCGGGACTTCGATCCGAATGACACCAACAATCTCCAGCTGGGCGACATCACCGTTGACGGTGGCGGGTTAGACCAAGATGGTGTTGCTGTCACCACGACGCTGCGCACGTACCCGTTCGTGTCGGCCGGCACGCTGGTCTTCTCAACGAACCTCGTGGATGAGCCGGACGTGGACACGATCTACAAGATGTTCTTCCAGCGCACGAGGCGGTACACCAATAACGATTTCGCTGTCACGGCGTCGTCGGGCGACACCATGACGCTGACCTCGGGGACGCTCGATCTCACGACGTACTTCGCCAACACCGAATACGTCTTGATCAGCGGATTCACGGGCAATCCGGATGAGAACAACGGCTTGTTCCAGGTGAGCAACGTCGCGGCCGGAAGCATGGATTGTCGGCGCGTGAACGGCATCAATCCTGTCAACGAAACGGTCGGCGATACCGTGAACCTCGACACGGACCCCTACGATTCGCCCGATGCGCTCGTCGTGAACGACAACGGCGGGTCGCCGATCACGGGCCAGATCACGGCGGGGTCGATCGCGTTCGACTTCGATTACGACGGCAACGTGCAGGGTGGCAGAACGCCGAGTGAGGATGCGCCCGTCGCGGTCATTGCTGAGGCGCTTGATGGTGCTCAGTGGGTCGACGGCCTGTTCACGATCACGGAGGCGACCGGCCTCAATTTCCCGCTGAACGCGCCAACGGAAAGGGTATACGCGAATCCATAATGGAGAAATGGGAGCAGTACCCGAAGCTGCCTCACCTGTCGGGGGCGGCGCTCGCGAAGATGGAGCGCCGGCGCCGGCATCGTGGTGTGCGCTACTGGCTCTTTCGACTCCAGAACTCCGAGGAGTATGGCAAGCCGCCAGACGGGCCAGAACACTTGCCCGGATTCACGGAGTTTTGGTTGGAGCAGCGGCCGGAGTACGCGATGGATCCGAATGGCAAACAAGTGCCCGTGCCGGAGGGGAAGCACGTGCCGACCGCGCTGCTGGGCGGCTATGCCATGTTCGCAACGCTGTGGGATGTCGATGAGGACTTGAAGGTATACCTCAGACATTCAAGCGTCTGGAATGAGTGGAATCTCGTGATGCAGCGAGTCGTGCCCGTGCTGGGCGAGCGATGAGATGGCAGCGAAACTCACCGCGGATCCGGACACGCGCATCATCGAGATCACCGAGGCGCCTGTCGCGGGGCTCTTGAGTCTCGTAGTGGAGACCGACATCTATTCCGATCTCAAGGAGGATTGGCTTGCCGGTGCGACCCTCCACCCGCTGCGATTCCCGCTCTCGTCACAGGGGGAGTTTAAGACGCCAGCGACACAGATCGGTCCCTATGTGTTCATCAACAATGCGGAGGGGTGGCGGATCCTGCCGTATGACGCGGACCACGAGCTCACGATCATCGGTAATCTCGTGCCGAACGATCTGACGGTACCGTTGTACCTGTCCCGCGCGACCCGCACCATTCTCGTGCGATCGGAAGAATCCGCACAGGCGCTCACGGTACTCGTGGACGGCGCGGGTGGCGGCCTCACGCTGAGCGAATTTCTCGCACTCAAGGACGCATAGCCATGCCTACAGCACCACCAGGAGCCGGACGCGGGACGGGCGCTCGAGGCGGGGGCGCCGTCGCCCAACGGTTCTCCTACAAAGACATCCCGGACATTCGCAAGCAGCCACGGGAGCCGGACAAGGACGACGGCCAACGGATCGCCTGGGCGACCTCGTTGTGGGATGCGCAGGATGAGCTCTTGCGGATCCGGGACCGGATGATCGAGGAGAATCTCCGGATGTTGGCCGGCCAGCAATGGACGGTTTACAACAACCGGATCGGGCGGTTCGTGGACGTGACGCGCTGGATGACCGACGAAGAGAAGCGCTGGCGCCAGCGACCCGTATTCAATCGGCTCTTGCTGTGGTTTATGATCACGCACGCCCGGATGAACGAGAACCCGCCGATCATCACGTTCCTACCGGGCCCCGATCGGATCGACGCCGAAGCGGCCATCACGAACGACATTATCTGGAAAGCGAAATGGCGTGAGATCGGTCTCACGGCCATTTGGGATCGAGCATCAGCTTGGCTCGTGCCGAGTGGCACCGTCTATCTACGCAGTCGGATCGATCCCGAGAAGGGCAAGCTAGTTCCGCGACAGGGACGCTCGCAGCTGCCAATGATGGGGCCAGAGGGCCCAATGATGGACGGCGAAGAGCCGATGGTGACGGAGGAAGAGTTCGACGACGTGCCATTCGGTGAGGACTTCGAGCCGCTGATGGAAATGACGCCGGACGGCACCCGGACCAAGGGACAGCCGTTCGTCGAACGCAAGGGCGATCTGAACGTCGACGTGTTCAATGCGCTCCAGGTTCGGGGCGAATGGAGCCCGCGGCCCTGGCATGAGAAGCGCTGGCACCAGATCCGCACCTTCTTGACGCCGCAAGAGATCATGCACACCTGGGGCGTCGACACGATTGGTGAAGCCGAAACGGCTGCCGATTCAACCGGTGCACTCGAGCGGATCCTGTTCGGCAAAGGGTTTTTCGGTGCTGCCGACGCCTTCTTCGGGTCCGACTTCGCGGGTGCCTCGATGCCCGAGCAGCTGGTCGAAGTGTTCGAGCTCTGGCATCGGCCGATCATGCTGCCGAGTGCTCCCCGGATGCGTGAGTCGGTGGAGGGGCCTGGTGGGCGGGTGCTGGTCTGTACTCGTAACAAGGTGCTCAATGACGACGTGCGGCCCTTCCCCTTCAAGTACACGAGCGGCCTACGCCGTTTTGAGTTCGTGAATGTACCGGGACGCCCCGGGGGTGGCACGACGCCTCAAGAGGCGATGAACGGGGCACAGCGGGCCTACAACCGCGGCTGGGCGCAGATCCTCGAGCATCGGAATCTGGTCACGAATCCCAAAGGGATCATCGATTCGATGTCCGGACTCGAAGAGAACGATGTTGACAACGAGCCGGGTACGTGGCATGTCGTCACGCGCCGGCCGAACGTCCCAGCGATGGAGTACGTCGCGCCGCCGCCGCTTGGCCAGGATGTGTACCAGACCCAGGCGCTGCTGTTGAACGAGATCACCGATCTTGGGGCGCTTTCCGGGACAGAAGGCGACGCGCCGACGGAGGACGCCTCTGGCGAGCTCGTGAAGGAGCTCCGGTTCAATGCCGACCGGTTTGTTGGTCCGACGATGCGGCGCGCGGTCGAGGAGTTCGGTCGCTTGGCCGAAGACTGGCAAGCGATGTTGCCGTTTGTCTTCGATGAAGAGGAGCTGTTCAGCTACGCGGGCGAGGACAATACGGCCAGAACCATCCTGATCCTGCCGACCCTGTTCACTGAGGGGAAGGTCAACGTCCAACCGGACATCGAATCGATGCTGCCGGAAGGCCGTGGCGAGCGCCAACAGCGCATCGCCGCCTTGTACGCCAACGGGCTATTCGGGCAGCCGGGCTCGCCCGAAGCGATCAAGCGGTTCTTTGACCTATCCAGCTTCCCGCACCTCGATCGGGCCCGGAAGTTCGGCGGGGTCCATCGCATCACGGCCGAGCAGGAGAACGGCCAGATCCTGCAAGGAATGGACGTGCGCCAGATCCCCGTGTTCGAGTGGTACGACGACGCAATTCACCTGATGGTACACGAGGACTTCATGGCCAGTCCGGAGTATCTGAAACAGGAAGAGCCGATCCGGAAGGCGTTCGAGTTCCACCGCGGGATGCACATTATCAATATCCAGCTCAAGGCAGCACAGATGATGCCGCCGAACGCACCCTCCCCCTCTCCGAGCGGTACCCAACGTGGGCAACCGGGCGCAAGTTCCGGTGCGGGCGGGCCTTCCGGGTCGATGGAACGAGGGCCACGGGGTCAGGCGGAAGTCCCGACGGGCGCCGGTCAGGGTGGCGCCGCGCAATTCGGCTCGTTCGGAGGGTAGGCCATGACGGCACCGCGTCCTGATCGCTCGCCCGACTATCTGCGCGGGTTCCAAGACCAGCGCCGCGACCTGATGCGGCAGTTCCTCGAGGCGGGGGACGAAGAGAGCCAGCGCCAGTTGCGCGGCCAGCTCCAAGCGCTCGATCGGATCATCGACCGTTTTGAAGGGACGGTGCCCGAAGCCGAGCCAGAACCTGCGGCCGGCGAGCCTCCGGTGCCTGGTGGCCAGTTCTCGTTGCAGCAGGTACCACGAGAACGGATGATGGCTGGGACGCCACGGGCGAGCCTAGCCACTCGCCAGCCCTCCTTGCCTGGTCGGCCGGTCCTGGCACGCCGGGACGCCACCATGAGTCCACGGGTGGAGCTCGCGCCCACGACCCGAGCACCATTTTCGCAGCCGAAAGCTGCAATGATGTGGCAGGGGATGTTTGAGGAACCCGGCCTCACGTTCGGCGAAGCATCCCAAAACTTCAATGAGGCCGAAGCCCGACTGTGGCGCCTCCAGCAAGGACAGGACATGCCCCTGAAACGCGGTACATCCCAGGCCACGATCAGCGAGAACATCGCCGAGATGATCGAGAGCGGCCGCCCACAGAAGCAAGCGGTAGCGGCGTCACTCGATACCGCTCGGAAGAGTGGTGCCAAGATTCCTAAGCGGTCCCGCGCCTCTGCGCGTCGCCGCAAGAAGAAGCGCGCCAGGGCGCGCTCACGCTAACGAAGCGGAGGTTCCATGACGGCCCCAGTCAAGCCTGATCCGGGCGCGACGACGCCCCCATCGGGCACCGACGAACCGAGAGTGTCCCCGATCGCGGCAGCGCTCGCTGCGGCCCGCGAAGCCCAACGATCGGGCAAGCCCATGCTGCCGGCATCCACCGATGAGGAGACTCCCCCAGCGGAGGAGCCGGGAGAGACCCCGGACGATACGGATGAGGACGATGGCACCGACGACGCTGCGGGCACTGAGGACGAAGGCGAGGCAGAAGGGGAAGACGAAGCGGAATCCGACGACGACGAAGCGAAACCGCCCGAATCGGAAGATGGCAAGCCGCCTGACACGACAGTTGAAGCTGGCGAGGCAGGTGAAGGCGAGGTCGATCCTGACCTGATCGTTGCGTTGCCACCGCGGCGCGAGGGTGACGATGAGTTCGAGCTCGTGGTCGAGAACAAAGAGGCGGCCGAGCGAATCCGCCAGTTGCGGAACGGTTATCTGGCTGGCTCTCAAGTTCGCGCACTCCAGGAAACGATCGACCAGGAACGCGCGCAGATCGAGGAGCTCGAGGTCTGGATTGGCACCGATCCGGCCGGCTTCATCCTCCAGAACGTGCCGGCGACGGTTATCGAGGATGTGGCACTGTCGTTGGTCTTCTCGCCCGACCTGTTCGAGAAGGTCAAGGACAAGCTCCAGACGGCGGTAGAAGACGATCGCGAACGCCGCGTCCTCATGGCCGAGCTCAAGGCGAAACGGTCCGACGCGAAAGACACGCTGCGCCAGGTACTCGAGACACGCAAGTTCGCGAAGGGGCAGGCCATCCTGGTGCGGGATGCGATCGCCAAGATGGTGCCGGTGACGGATGGGATTACGGACACCCGGCGCCAGGCGATCATTCAGACGCTGGAATCAGCTGCGGCCGATACGATCAGAAAGAAAAGGATCGCGAAGGTCGAAATAGATGATGTGCCGATCATGTTGGCGGCACAGCTGCGCGCGGCGGGGATCGATCCGCTGGCGGCAGCGCAAGCACTCCACGGCGACCCTTCTTCCCAGCCCGGCAAGCGCCCCGCGAAGAAGAAGCCACAGCCCACACGACAAGAGCTCAAGGCGGCGAGCGAAAAACGGAAACGAGCTACCGCGTCAACGCCTCCAGGCGGCGGCGCCCCGGCCGGCCGAACGAAGCTCCCCAAGGGCCAAACGCTGGAAGAACGGTTCAAGCTGGCGCGCGAGAAAGGGCTCGGCGCGCTGCTGGGCCGGTAGCACACAACTCGAGGAGACATCGAATGAGGCTGACTACGAGCTTCAAGCGTTTCTTCATCGTGTGTGCGGTTGGGGCTGTCGCCTATGTGTTGGCGGGGCCGATCGCGTTGAGCGGTCTGCCAATCATCATGGGAGACATCACGACTACCGCCGATCTCGATGAAGCGCTCAAGATCATCTTCTCGGATCCGCTGATCAACAACATCGTCGAGGATTCAGAGTTCATGGACATCTTCAAGGTGGACATGAACGTGCAGGCCGACGACACGACGGGCGGGCGGTACATCGAGATGGGTCACTACTTCCGGCTTCCTGCTGGGGTGGGTGCCCGTGCCGAGAATGAGTACATCCCCGTGCCTGACGATCCGCGATTCGAGAATAGCCGGCTGTTCCTGCGCAAGTTGCAGGGCACAGTCGAAATGACCGGCGACACCATGCGACGCGTCCGGTCAGACGAAGGTGCGTTCCTCAATTACATGGAACGGGCGTTGCCCGATCTGGTGACGCGCCTGGTCAACGAGATCGATCGGATGTACGTGTCCGACGGCTCGGGAGTAAAGGCCCGGATCGCCTCTATTTCGGGCTCAGGTGGGGTCTATACCGTGGTGGTCAACCGGACCTATGGCGTCGACGGCTTCACCGGCGCCCACCTGCAATTCCTGGAGGGGGAGCGGATCGTCGCTGACCCCGCCGCTGACGGCCAGAGCATCCGAGCCAACGGCACGATCAAGGGAGCGCAGGTCACGGACATGGATGAGGATGCCGGGTCGATC